TATTGGAATTCTTCATCTACAAGAGAGCGTACAGACTCATCCCCATGCAGGTAAAGATTCCACCTCTGGTTGATCCAGATAAGTCTACAACCTTTGATACGGTCAATGGTGTTCATTTCACATCCTTTCATTAAAATTTAAGATAGCAATTATTCTAGCACAACTTAATCAATTATGCTGTATCATTTACACAACACTCAAACAAACCCAATCTAGGGTTGATCATACCTAAACTGAGTATGCTATGTCCGTAAAGACAATCCTTATGGACTTAAGGACTAGGATTACGGACCTAACACAAAGATTTCTTGTTGATTTATTTATAGAAGTGCAATAAAGCACAGAAAAGTTAAGGTTGTGAATAACCCCACTTATAAAGAAGGTGCCATCAGCACCTCAACCGTACTTTCTTGCACACCTTCTTTACTTCGCATGTCTTTCTTACTTTCATGCTTCCAGATTACTTCCCAACCTTCAGGAACATTACAAAGATATTCCGACACTACAACATCATGACCTTTAATCTTCATGTCTTTGCACCAAGAATAGAATTCTTCATGATTGAATGAAATAGTGCTGTACTCTGTGGTCCCTTTGTATGGAATGTCACAGTATACCAAAGAATTATCTGGTATCTGCACTTCATTGTAAGACAAATTAAAGAACTGAACGTCTTTCATAGACTCATGCTTCTTCAGAAGAGTATTCTTAGCATTCAAAGCGTAGTTCCTACCTTCACCACCTCTCGCATACCCACCAAAGTATTTACCACTAAAGCTACATCCAAAACCAATGAAAGCCTTTAGATGATCCTCTTGATCCTTTGCTTGCTTGTAGTCTTGTTCTGTAATAACCGAAGGTGGAACCCACCCTGATTGCACGGCTTTATGTAAAGCAATAAGTTCTTTGTGCAGATCATTAGCAATCCTTTTAGGTGCCTTTATTGCACTTATTATATTACAACTTCCACAGAATAAGTCCACAAAGGTTTCTTTGTCTTTTAGTCTTTCTTGTAGTACAGGTACAAGATATTTAGCTATACGTACTTTACCACCCATGTATCGCATTTATTTCCTTTCTTTATTAAAAATACACTTACAAATATCCATACAGTTATATAAATCAAAGAAAATACAACTTCTAAGAATAATTATTTACTCAACCAAGCACCAACGAAGGCTGTACTTTGTGCCTAGTGTACACGATTTCACTCAGTCATGCAAGCATGAAGGTGATATTTGTTTGTGCAGATGTAAGGATTTAGCACTGAAGGTGGGATGTAGGAGTCTTTGTTTTATATTATTCTCATCTTTTAGGGTTTTCCCTCCTAAACCATTGATTTATAAGAACTTTTTAGAAATTATTATGAAGGGGGTCATAATTTATATAAGAAGCCAACTCTTAAACAGTGCATTCATCCTCTTAGACAAGAAGGTTACTTTCATCTTCTTTTCTCTTTTACGAATGCACCCTCTGAACAACCACTGTATCGCTGTGTTCAAAGCGTAAGCATCTTCATCAATGACGAATCCATAACCTTTCAAATAAGAACTCACGGTTACATTACTGAAGACATTCAGAGCATGAATAGCATATTCTTTATCTTCGTAATCATTCGTAGCTCTGATGTTAAATGACAAAAGATTAGAAGCAGAAGCATTTGTACTTTTTACCTTCGGTAGTGCACCAACAGGAATTGTGTAGAATACCTTACCACTTGGAACCTTTTGTGTCTTAGGTAAGCTTGCAAGTAATTTCTTAACCTTATCATGATTGATGTGTTTATCTGTAATATTTCTATCCCACCAACCAGCAGATAGGGCATACAAGCCTTGCTTGTCAAGGAATTTCTTTACTGATAAAGGTTCTACAAACTCAATCAAGTCAATAAGTTCTTGCTTATTATTTAAATTATCTCTATACAAAGGTATATCTAAGTAAGAATGAGTGATATTGTGCAAACCAAGGAATGCACCCATGACCGATCCACCAAAGTTATAGGTCAAGAGAATAAATCTCTTTGCTGCTAAGATCAAATCAGGAGAGAGATAAGTAACAAGCATGTTGTCATTGTCTACAGCACCATAAAGACAACCTCTATCACAGAGTTTCTTTACTTGACCGTACTTAGCTTCATAACTCATATCTTCATCAAGGAATTTCATTTTACCTAAGTTTTGTGTGTCCTTCTCTAGAAGTTTATGATTGTGCAAGAAGTCCAAATCATCTTTACCCAGCTTGAATGCTTCAATCAAACTAAGTTCTTCATCACAGACTACATGATAACCTTGCCTTGTGATTTCTTTGATGTGCTCAGGTGTAAACCGCAAGGTTAGTTCGTGTGTACAAGCGATGTGCTTACCTTCACGAAGGAATTCTAAGACTTGACTGCTTTTTGTGTAAGAACTCGTGCTCTCTGGAATCATAAACTCCAAATCAAGCCTATCTGACATTTCTGGAATACGGTTCTCCAGTTCACTCAGCATTGGAGTGATATAAAGCCAAGGAATTTCTTTGTGCTTAGAGATGTATTCTAGAATAGCGTACGTCTTACCTGATCCTGGTAGAGCATCCAGTACTTCAATTTGTTGTGTCATTTCTCACGTGCCTCCAACATAGTATCTGCCCAAAATATAGGCCATTGAATCATTCGTTGTCTTTCTTTCTCTTTATCCCACTTGCCTATTTCATCACGAGCATTAGCAATATCTTGTTGGTACTGTAAGTACTCTGGTAAGTGCCTGCAGTCACCATAGAAGTTCTTTTGAGGTGTAGGTTTAGGTGCTGGGGGCATTACAGGTTCAAACCAATCCCAAGGTTCTGTTGGTGCATGAGCAATAAAGTAATCTCGTAGTGTTATACCTTCAGTCATTATTCACCCCCATGTTTCTCAAGTGCTTCACGAACAACTGGAAGTGCATCAATCAAATACTGCCCTGCGTTTGTGTAGCGTTCACCTACAGTCATTTCCTTAGAGATTGCATCAAGTGCAAGGAATGCTACTCGTAATGCATTGACTAACTCTGCGTTTGCAGTATGCATATTGATAAGTTCAGCAGATGCATCTAGTATTGATTGCCCTGCTTCATAAATGTACCAATCGTCTTCTAACTGTTTAGCAAGTCGTTGTACTTCTGTTTGTTTTTCACTCATTTCATAGCCTCCCTTGCTAATTGCATCATATCATAAGCATTCCAGTCATCTTCTTTAAACGTACACCCTTCACTACACTCTTCATCTTCATTACAGCAAGGGCAGGTTGCATAGTAAGCAACAAAGGCTTGTAGCTTTTGAATCTTTTGTTGTTGATTTAATACCGTAGCACTCAAACTCTCAAGTGCAGCCTTGATGTACTTATAGTCTCCGTGTAAAGCGGCCACAGCGGGGCTGCGTCCTTGCAAAGATGTTTCATGTGGGTTGATTATATCGCTTGGTTTCATTTTACCTCCGTAATACTGTCTGCCCAATTAGTGTCCCTTTTCATTTGTTCAAGGAACAACTTCTTCCAGTAGTTCATATCAGGCTCTTTAATCTGAACCCCATTATTAGCAACTTCACACCAGCCCGTTTGTTCATCCAACCAAATCCGTACTTCATCATTTTCAGGCTCTCTATCTTCATTGTAAGCTGATTTGTGATCTTGCTTCCAGTCGTCAATCACTGTTTGTCGTGGAAGAAACCACACACCGTACTTTTCACTTTTCCAAATCCAACCTTGTTTCATTCAAGTTCCTTTCTTAAAACTCTAAGTTTATCACACAAATCTTTCTTTGTCTATCTTGTTGTCAGACAGTTCTTTCAGGGTGTACCTACACAATGGAGATTCGTATCTTAGAAAAAGAACCTGCCCATCAAGAAACCGGAAGAATGTGTTGCTTTCATACACTGAAATTTTGAACCTCATCCTTGCTGCTGTTTTTGTAGCACTCTTTATATCTTTAAAGAATGCCAGCATTTTACCCGAATCTTCCCAACCAAAGACAGCACCACAGTCAGTAATCCGTTCAAATTCTTCTAAGCATATCCCACTAGAGTGCAACATTTTCGTCTCTGTCGGGTCATAGTGCGGCACAAGTTCAGACACCATTCCTTGTGTGGCGTGAAAAGGACCATTACCTTTGTAGTTTTCTAGTCTATAAATAATCATTATCCCCCCTTGTTAAATGCAGTTTCACATGCTATAATTACATCTTAGCACAGAAGAAATCTTCTATTTTATCTAACCTTATCTCTGAAAGGATAATTCAACAATGCAAAACTTTAAAGAAACCCGATTGATTCACTGTTACGACCTCCTATCGTTTGTAGCAGAAATTGAGAAGGCTGTCAAGGATGGCTTTAGTTTGGACTTTAAGGACAACACACGGTGTCCTGTGATGATTGGGTATCAACTGATTACAACAATGGTAAAGCAAGAACCACAAGAAGTCAAACCAAAGATTGAGTTGTTTACAGCAGAAGTTACGAATGGTGTAGCAACCCCCACAGAAAGCCTTAAAATCGTCTCTGTGCCTCTTGAAAGCACTCAGGAAGGGGATAGTAGCCAAGAGGTGACAAAAGAGGTTGTAGAGGCTCCTAAGCGGGGGCGTAAGGCTAAGAGCGAGTAAGGTTTATAACACTTAAAGGAGGTTCAATGAAACGTAGTCAAAAAGTACAGACTGACCGAGTCCAAAAAGAAAAGTTCCAACGAAACCAGTTCCCATCGTTGAACCCTTTGAACGACAAACAGAAGGACTTACAAGAGGCACTTAAATACAACACAATCGTAGTGGCTCAAGGTAGTGCAGGTGTTGGTAAAACGTTGCTTGCTTGCTACCACGCAGCTAAGAAGTTGCACTATGGTGACATCAAGAAGATTATTCTTATTCGTGCCTACCAGCCACTAGCTGGACGGACAATTGGAATGCTGCCTGGGGACGCAGATATGAAGCTTTTGCCATTCTATCAACAGATGGTAGATTACTTTGAAGACTTCCTAGGTAAGGCTACTACTGAAATCCACATTAAGAATAAGACAATTGAAATTTGTTCACTTGAGACTATCCGTGGTCGTAGTTGGTCAGATGCAATTATTATTGTAGATGAAAGCCAGTCTCTTTTTGTTCCTGAAGTGCAAGCACTGACTACTCGTATTGGTGAGAATGCACAGATGATTTTCTGTGGTGATAATACAGGCAATCAGACAGACGTTAAGAACGGGATGGATGGTCTGACATACCTCAACAAGATTGTACAAAAGTACAACATTCCAGATTGTGAATTTATTACTTTTACTCGTGATCAGATTTGCAGGTCCGATGTAGTCCGTGATTTTGTAGTGGCATTCGAGGAAGAGATGATTGCAGACGAAAAAGGGATGGAAACTGTAGTTTCTCGTGCTGATGTAGATAAACAGTTTAGAAAGTCACGATAATGCAGAAAAAGAAACTTGATCTTTCAGGTAAAGAAATGGGTAACTGGAAAGTACAGTATTTTTCTAGCAGAAATCCAATCACAAGACAATCTAAATGGATGTGTAGATGTATCTGCGGATTAGAGAAAGAAGTATTGCAAAGTGACCTACGTTCAGGGGCTTCAAAATCTTGTGGTTGCTCTAAACCAAGAGGAGAAGCTAACGCAAATTTTAAGCATGGCTTGGCCCACAAGACAAAGGTATATAGTTCGTGGAATCACATAAAAGCACGTTGTTATAACCACAGTGACATAGACTACCCAACGTACGGCGCTGCTGGTATTAAGATGGAAGAAGAATGGAGGAATGACTTTCTTGCTTTTTATCTAGAAATCGGAGAACCACCAGAGAATACATCTGAATGGGGTGTTGAAAGGATCGATACCACCAAGGGTTATCTCAAAGGTAATGTAAAGTGGGCAAAACAGGCCGAACAGTCAAAAAATAGAGTAAGACCATCTAATAATACTTCTAATATTATGGGTGTCGGGTGGAAACACCAGGGAAATTACACAGGAGCCTACGCTCAATGGGTAGGTTTGGATGGGAAGAAGGTATCTGTATGTTTCAGTGTTAATAAATACGGGCTTTTACCAGCTTTCCAAATGGCAGCACTGGCAAGGGAAGAGGCACTTGCAGATTTAATTCTGAATGGGGATTATAAAGAAAGTCACGGAAAGGACAAGCAATGAGTACAAAATTTGCACGTAATGATGAAGAAGATGAAGATTTACCAAGTAAAAAGAAAGTTCAATACTACAAAAAAGCATACCCATCTTTTGAGTTGATTGTAAATTTGAATGAAGGAGTCATGGGGCCCGACCACTACTTTGACTTAGTTGAAGAAATGGAGTCTTTGAGTGAAAATGATATTGTTGATCTTAAAGTAAATTCACCAGGAGGAAGACTCGACGGTTTGATTTATTTGATTAATGCAATTAGAGACTGCGAAGCCCCTGTGATCGGAACTCTTAGTGGAGAAGCGGCTAGTGCTGCTACAGTAATTCTCTTATCATGTGATGGTCTTTGTATCAAGCCGTACTCTACTATGATGATTCACTCTGCAAGTTTTGGTGGGTATAATCATCAATCAAATATGGTGAGTCAGACTATTTTTGTAGATAAACAAGCCAGAAAGATTCTTACTGATGCATACCAAGATTTCGTTTCTCCTTCTGAATTGGAGTCCGTGTTTTCTGGTTTGGAACTCCGTCTAGACTACGACCAGATTAACGAGCGACTTGCACGCAGGGATGAAATTCGTAAACAACGATTTGAAGAAGAGATGCAATCACTAGAAAAAGATGAAGTCACTCCAAAGACCCCACGTAAAAAGAAAGAACCATCTCAGGAATGAATAAGCAATCTCTAGAGCGACTAAAAGAGCTTCTGGAGTATAACCCTGAGACTGGTAAAGTGACTATAAAGAAGTCTAATCGTATTCTTACGTGCGATAACGATGGAATTGTAGTCATCTTTGATTCTAAAGCCAAGCCTAAAACAAGAAAATATAAACTAGAACGCATAGCGTACTACTTGGCTTTTTCTATCATACCAAGAGAAGATCAGAAGGTTCTTCACAAGAATCTTGCAACAGAAGACAACAGAATCCAAAATCTTTCCTTGGTATCTAGGGCAGTTTTCAGGCAAATCAAAGAAGCTCATAGAAATCTTACAGGTGGAATACATATTATTCCTCATGCTACAGATCAGTTCTCTTATATCTTGAAGTACTTTGACGGTGGAATTGAGAAGAGTAAGATTATTCAAGATATTGTTGTTGCTAGAAGGCAGCAATTAAAGTTGCAATTGAAGTATAGTAAGATATTGACTAAATATTGTGTATTTGACTAGACTTTTAGATATTTTGATGGTATAATCAAGATTAGCAATTGAATGACTTAAAGCTTTACTCAAGTTCAATGACCTCTAGTGCGTACTCTGAGTCTTTAATCTCCTTTCAACTTAGAGTAATTATGCACTTCACCCTTCTGATGAGCCACTGAGTAAAGCCTAACTGTCTGTGTTCGTGCCTAATTGGGCATCTGCGGCAGAAGAAGGAACCATAACCTTCACATACAAACCCTTCACGCCTCTCAGAGAAGCGCATCAGAAGGGTTACTTTTTTCACTCTTATAACAATAATAATAAACATCATGCCTACTTGCCTTACTTGTCAGAACTACTATAGGTTGTCTCCTTATAACGATACAGATCATTGTGATTTGTGCGCTTATAGTAGTACAGTTCCAATGTTTGATGATGAAGATACATTAGAAGTAGATCATTTGCTTAATCCAACAGGTGCTACTAAGCCTGTGTTTTATGATTGAATAATTAAAATTTTAACACGGCACAACTAAGGGAATTAAATGACTGATAACGTAGTAGAACAATATGGGCTTCCAATTAATCTTGAAGGGGAAGTTGTAGCAAGGATGGGTACAGGTGGTAGGACAATCACAGGTACATTGCCAAGGGATTACAACCCGGTTAATCTTCAAGGTGAGATGGTTGTTAACTTGGCCCCTGCGGTAGCAGGGGAGTCTTTTGTAACGGCTAAAACTAATCCTCTCAAGCACAAACATTAGATATCTTTCTAAATCACAGCAGGTAGGTCAAGTGACCCAGAAGGCCTCATAAGCCTTACTGAGAGTGAAGCGTTACCACTACCTGCATCCAGTTTTGTAAGGCCAGAAACTGTGCGGGTAAAGGGCGTTGCGGAATGACCTAAGGTCACGTTAAATATCGAAGCGCAACTTAATGATAATGTGTGCAGCCTGCCTTACATCTTCTATGTTCACTAAGTACCACACCAGACAATCATAGTCGAAATGTCGTGAAGTGAACTCCCAATCCTAACTACCTTAGGTGCCGTTATGGTTCCAGCCGATACTCGCCAAAGTATTGCAGGCGTCATGACAAGTTGGGCTGTTAAGCAACTATAAAAGCAGACATATTCTAGATACTAGGCTAGCACGTCAATATAGTTTACTCTATAAGCGAACACGCTCAATGTGGAGTCTGACTAGTATCTATTTAATTCAGCCTTGGTAAATACCAAGCACAGTCGAGGGTTTCTGTTGTGCGCCCCATAGTGCTACACGCATATGACCTGCAAAGGTTAAGACATACGATTAAAACCGGATGTAAACAGATGGCAGCTTGGAAAGACAAGCCTAGATTTCATTCAGCCCGAGAATTCGGGCTTTAGTATTTGGAGAATACATATGGTGTTTAAAGCACGAAAAGACAATGGTGGAAAGGTCGATCCTGCGATAAATTCCCGTGGGAGGCCTCTAAAGAAAGACGAGAAAACGCTCACCCGAAGGGAAGCTAAAGATAAAGAGATGCTTACCCTTGCGAGAAAGCTCAAACCAGGCGCACAAGTTGCACTGAAAGAAGCATTGAAGATTTTGAATAATGAAAAGGCAAGTGAAGCTGCGAAGTTGAAGGCTGCTGAGATTTATTTGAAGTATTTCACGCTGTGTATGGATAAGCTCTATGCGCCTTCGGGGGATGGGGAAGTACCAGAAAGCGAAACTAAGGTAGAAGACGTGCAGCCCAGTAATAGACCCACTTTCAGCTTAAAGATTATAAATAACGAAGAAAACCAATAAAGGACAGCATGGATGAACAAATGATTCTTGCCCCAGCGAGTGTACCACAAGAGCAGTTCTTGGCATCAACCTCGACTATCACCCTCTATGCGGGAGCCCAAGGTGCAGGTAAGACATTTGCTGTTGTGCTTAACATGGTTAAATTTGCAGCAATGCAAAATTCTACCATAGTCTGTTTTCGTAGAACAATGGGCGAAATGAAAGATGCGGGGGGTATTTGGCAAGAAGCCGTACCTATTTTCCGTAAGATGTTCCCAGACTGTAAGGTTAGATCAAACGAGTTGGAAATATATGTTCCTTCTACAAACTCCTACCTGAAGTTCAAATCACTACAGCACCCATCTGATGTAGACAAAGCACTTGGAGCCCAATACTCAGCCATTTTCTTTGATGAGGCCACCACCTTCCCGTTTGAGACTTACATTTTACCACTTCTTGGGCGATTACGTAGTGCAAAAACGAAGTATGTTCCTCAAATGTTTTGGTCTACAAATCCAAAATTTGATCATGGTATTTATCATTGGATTAAAGACTTCTATCTTGATGAATATGGAATTCCTCTTAAAGAAAAATCAAATATTGAAAGATGGTTTGTAATACAAAATGATAAACCACTTTGGTTTGCAACTAAAGAAGACGCACTGATATACTGTGATACAATCCCAATGGCGGGTGGACACAAGATTATTCCACGTTCCTTCAGGTCTATCCGTGCGCACGTAACAGATAACCTACCACTACTTAGAGCAAACCCAGAGTATCTTTCTAACTTACAAGGTTACCCAACAATTCGCCGTAGGATTATGTTGGATGGATCATGGGTGGCAAAAGAAGAAGAGTCTGGGTATTTTAAGAGAGATTGGTGTGATATTTTGTTGTACCCCCCTGACACTCTACGAAAAAGGGTTCGTGTATGGGATCAAAGTTCCTCCTTGCCCAGCACTGCCCAGCCTGATCCTGATTGGACTAGGGGAAGCCTCGTTAGTAAAGATGCAAGTAGTTTCTACACGGTAGAAGATATTGTAAGCCTTAGAGATAGACCACATAAAGTTGAAGAGTTGATTATCAACACTGCTAAAGAAGACGGTGTTGGAGTCACAATTGTACTTGCTGTTGACCCAGGTGCAGCAGGAATCGCTTATGCAAATTCCATGAAAGCAAGACTTGCTGAACTAGGATTTTATGTTAAGTTAGTGAAAACACAGAAATCTAAGTTAACTCGTTTTCTTCCTTTTTCATCTCTGGCTGAAGCCCATCGAGTTAGGTTCGTAAAAGCAGAGTGGTTAGAAGAATGCTTTAAAGAACTTGAAGTCTTTACGGGGGCTAAAAACGGGTTTCACGATGACATTTGTGATACTTTATCTGATGCTATTTTAGTTCTAAATCAGATTAAAGAGATTCCACTAATGACACTTCCTAATCTTTCAATGACTGGTCAATCATTACCATCTTTTCACAATTCATACGGCCAAGGTAGAACTTCTTTTACGTTACCGTCATTCAATATTAAATAAGGGAGACTCATGGTCACAAGAAAGAAAACAGTCACAAAGGCAGTTATTAGTCCTTTGGATCAGCCAGAGAGGTTTAGACTAGGTGAACTTGGTAGCCTTGGCCTTCGGGTGTATAGTGGAGTTACACAAGACGAACTCAAACGAGAGTTGAACTGGCCTCATAGTATTAATACTTTTCGTGAAATGTCGTACCATTCGGCTATCAACGCCCCGTTGACTCTTTTTGAAAACATTATCTCTAGAGCTACTTGGGTTTACAAACCACCAGAGAATGCTACAGAAGAAGAGAAGAATCAAGTCAAAATCATCAATCAAATGATGCAAGACATGGATCAATCATGGCCTGAGTTTGTGCGAGATATCCTAAGCTCCAACATATTTGGATTCTCTGTGCATGAGAAGGTATATCGTAAGCGTCTGAAGGCTAATGGCAGTCTTTATGATGACGGTATTATCGGTTGGAAGAGACTTCCTATTCGTGTTCAAGAAAGTATTTCTAAGTTTATCTTCTCTGAAGATGGAAATGATGTTATTGGGGTACAGCAGAATCTTTCTGCTATCAATGATATTTATAACCGTTTTAGTAAGCGTAGTAATCTCATTAATCTTCCACGGAGTAAGTTTATGCTTTTCCGCACAGGAAAACATCGTGGTGATCCTTTTGGTAAGTCTCCTTTGCGTGACGCATATCTTGCTTGGAGATTTCTTACTCAGTTAGAAGAGCTTGAAGCATTAGGCGTAGCTAAGGATTTGAACGGAATTCCAGTTTTGAGTTTGCCTCCACAAGTACTTGCTGCTGATGGTGATCAGGAACAGAGACTATACTTTGAAAATGCCATCCGCAATCTCCAAGTTGGTGAACAGATGGGGATTATCTTACCAAGTCTTTATGATGAGCAAGGTAAGCCCTTGTATGATATTAAGTTGCTTTCTTCTGATGGTAAGAAGAACTTTGATCTAAATAAGATTAAAGAATACTACCGTGGTTTGATCTTTATCTCCCTTTTTGCAGACATACTTTTACAGGGAGTCGGAACCACTGGCTCTTTTGCTTTAGGTGCTATTAAAAATAGCCTCTCAGGTGCTTATGCAGAACGTTTGATTTCTAATATTGCGGAAGTCATCCAGAATGACTTGATTCGGCAAACGTATGAAATTAATTCATGGCCGACCGAACGTATGGGTAAACTTGATTTTGATGGTTTGGATAATACAGACATCGAGAGCTTGAGTAAATATTTGCAACGTGTCGCGTCTGTTGGTCTGCTTGAGAAAGATCGTGCTGTACTTAACGCAGTGCGTCAAGGTATTGGTATTGATCCATTACCGGAAGATTTACCTCCACAGCAAGATTTGTTGACTCCTGAAACTAGCAGGGCTTCTGATGGTATGGTTTCGCCTGGGGAGGGCACTGCTACTAATGTAAGTGGTCAAGATACATCTTCAAACAATCTTGAAAATGTTGGATAGTTTAGGGAGGAAGATGGAGATTATAAAAACATTTCAGCAAGAGCCAGAAGATTTCTACGTTTATGTACATGTTAGGGCTACAGATGGTAAACCATTTTATGTAGGAAAAGGTTGCAGAAAAAGGTACAAGGGCCATTTTGACCGTAATCCTATGTGGAAAAGAACTGCAAAAAAGTATGGGGTCAAGGTTATTATTCACCGAGATAAGCTACAAGAGTGGGCTGCTTTTGAAGTAGAACAGCAACTTATTGCATTGTATGGAAGACGAAACACTGGGCATGGGTATCTGTGCAATCTCACAGATGGAGGAGAGGGGCAATCTGGGTACGTACCATCTGACGAATCTAATGTGAAAAGATCAGAAAAGTTAAAAGGACGTGTCTTCTCAGAAAGTCATAAACAGAAGATTGCCGAGAGTAATAGAACCAGGATTTTATCAGAAGAAACTAAAAAGAAAATATCTGATTCTCGTGTTGGGCGATTCTGCGGTGAAAACCACCCTCTTTTTGGTAAAAAGAAATCAAAAGAAAGTATTGAAAAGACGGCAGCAGCAACGCGCAGAAGGGTTAGATGCATAGAAACAGGCGTTATTTTTAAAAGTGTTTCCGAAGCAGCCTCCTTTGTAGAAGGCTCAACAAGCCCAATCTCAAAAGTTTGTAGAGGTACAAAACCATCTTACATGGGGTTCAGGTGGGAATACATTGACTAAACGAAAACGTGTAAAACAAAAACTAAGGAAATCAAATGCCAGATAATATTACAGAAATTCAAGGTCTACCTGTTAATACAGAAGGAGAGGTTGTAGCACGGTTAGGTACAGGTGGTAGGGGAGTAGCGGGTACGTTACCTAAAGGGTATAACCCAGTTAATGCTGCTGGTGAGATGATGATTAATCTTGCTCCTGCAACTACAGGGGATTTGTTTGTTACTGCAAGAACTAATCCTGTCACCGGGGGGGTTGGAATTTTGGCGGGCGGCGTACAGGTAGGCGGCACGGCCAGCCCGTATGCATTTACGTTCCGCGCCCTGACTGACGCAGACAACGGGCAGACTCTGGTGTGTGCATCGGCTCAGGTCGCAACCGTAAACACAGGCCTGCCGGTTGGATTTGGCGTTGCATTCAAGGGCGTTATCACATTCACAGGGTCAGCTACAGTGACAGATGTCCGCACTACTGGAGCAACAAACCCATGGGCAGCTTTAACGCAGACCGGCGTCGATACCTACGACGTTGTTGGCTCCAAGGCGTAACGATCATGGGTCTCAATAAGACATTACTAGCGCAAATCATAGCCAGCATGGGGGTAGATGAGGCAACCCAGGCTGTCGCCTACCTCCAAAGCCTCGGCGCAAACGCCCACGTCTGGCTGCCCGGCGTTGGCACGCTCAACGGCCTGACTGCGGGGAACTGGCTCGATAGTGCTGGTACTACGCCTGCAACGGTTGATAACCCCGTTGGCAAAGTGTCTGACGCTATCGGGTCGATTGCTGCCACCCAGCCGACCACGGCAAACAAGCCACAACTGAAGCTATCCGGTGGCAAATACTTCTGGCTATTTGATGGCAGCAATGACTCACTGGCCCTGAGCGCGCCGTCGTTTGATATGACGGATAGCTGGTGTGTTGTCGGTGGCCTAAAAGCTGCATCGCTGACAACACGGGCATGGTGTGTTGCATCAGGTTCAGCGGCTATTGTCGGCGGTGTATCCCTTGAGGCGGGCAAGCTGAGTGCCAGATTTTTGGGAGATGGATATTACCCAAACACTACCATTTCAGACGCAGGGAGTACGGCTATTGGCGAGGCTATTGTCGTAACAACGTTATGCAGATCAACCGCGTTTTCCTTGCGAAAAAATGGGGTTGTTGTTGGCTCTGGTACGGTGCCATCAAAAACAAACGTTTTGACTGGTGGGACTATTGGGGGTTTTGATGGGGCGCATTTCAATGGCTCTCTATACCCGACCATAGCGATAAAAGGCACAGTGCCCGACGACAAGCTCAAACTGCTTGAGCGCCTAGTCGCCAATCTCTCGGGGGTAACACTGTGAGACCTTACGACGCAACCATCACGATCCGCCTACCCGCCACCCTCGCAGAGATCGCGGCCAAGATTGGGCGTGCACTTGATCCCGATACTGGCGGCGACAAGTCGTTCTGCCCCGATCTGAACGAAACCACGATCAGCACAACAACTCCGTGTACCTCTGATTTTGCAGCTAAAGCCGGTTATATGCTGATGCACCCCGAAGTTCTGCATACCGAATGCGCTAAGGATTATGCCAAGAGGTGGGCTGATTTGGTGCCGCCTACGCTGGCGGAGTGTGAGGCGTTTTGTGCAGGTGTGATTCCTGGGCCGGTTCCGGTAGATGGCTCAAATATCTAATCCCCTCAAGCACAAACATTAGAAATTATCTAACAAAACAGATAGATCAATAATACATAAGTAAAATTCACTTGTAATTATTACAAAAGTATGATATAATTGATTTATCTGTTATCTAGAATGCTAATAATAAAAGACGGCTAAACCTAGTCGTCGCCTTATAAGAAGGAAAAGATGACAAACAAAATAAAAGTACCTATTGCTAAAGAGAAAGATAGTGTTCTCAAGCAAGCATTATACGTGGTTCTTGAACCAGATACTGTAGATGCTCACGGGGATATTTACGATGCTCATGAAGTCCGTAAAGCTTGTCATAACTTCAACCGTAGCCATGCAGTAACAAGTAATCTATTCCATATGGTTCAAACCGATGGTTTTTCAGTTGCTGAATCATACTGCGCTCCTGTTGAAATGCAAGTAGGTGAAGCGATTGTAAAGGCTGGATCATGGCTTGTCAATCTCCAATTTAACGATGATGACTTGTGGGCTGCTGCTGATGCTGGGGAATTCTCCGGTGTAAGTATCGGAGCACTTGCAATGGTAGAGGAAATTAAATGACACAAAAAGCAAAACGAAAACTCTCCGAGATCAGTTTTGACCACGAAGGTGCTCACTTGGCACTGTGTAGCAAATCTCAAGGTGCTGCTAATAACTGGAATAAAGCGTTGATCATGAAGGGTCACAACTTCTCTCCTGAGTTTATCCAGAAGATGCAAGAGATTCAGATCACGATGCAACTACCCGAATTTCTTGAAAAGTTCTTTTATATATGGGGCGAAGACGCTAAGTTCTTGGCTGGCCTTATGGGTTGGGTTGAGCCTCCTGAAGAAGACGTTCAAGAAGCTAAAGATGAATATATGAATTGGGTTGAAGATCGTTTTACTTCATTTAGTATTATCAAATCACTACACGAAGCAAAGAATCTTCCAGAATCTCTTTCAAAACTAACAGAACAAGACTATCTTGATTTGATTACCGATCAGGTAGAAATCGAGAAAGCCCTAAAAGAATTTGACAAAAAGAAGTCAGATACCTCAATTAAAGTTGAGAAAACAAAAGTTGAGGCATCTGCCTCTAAACCTAAGAAAACTAAGGAAAAGCAAATGACCCAAGAAACCGAAATGGTTGAGAAGTCTGCTCTTACCGCTATCGAAAAAGCCATGCAAGAAACGCAAGTTGAATTGCAGAAGGCTAAAGAACTGGTAAAGCAATTTGAAGATGAAAAGAAACAAGCAATTGTTAAATCCAAGACTGATGCTGTTAAGGCTGTAGTCAAAGATGAAAAGCAATCTGCTGTGATTGTGAAGGCTGCTTTGGCTTTGGAATCGCAAGAAGATTTTGACGCACTGGTTGAAGTGTTCAAGAGCATGAATGCACTGGTTGAGAAATCTGCACTGTTTACAGAGCAAGGCGTTAGTGCTGAAGCTGGTGAAGATAAGCCCGGTGAAACGAAACTGATGAAGGCTCTGAAGGCTAAACATCAAGTAAAAGAATAATTAAAGGAAAATAAAATGAGCGTAATTTCTACAAGCCTCCAAACTATTTCTAATGTTGTCAAACACGAATATGGTGCTGACTACGCATATTGCCGCAAGTTGGTAACAGTAAATGATGCCGCTGGCACATTGGCAATTGGCCAAGTTTTGGGTAAGGTTACTTCTGGTGGCAAATTCAAGCGTGCAGTTCAATCAGCATCTGATGGTTCTCAAACTGCTGCTGCTATCGTCGCTTCTGCAAAGACTATTGCTGGTTCTACTGACACTCAAGTATTGGTTTACTTCCGTGGTCCTATGGGTATCAGCAAAGGTGGTTTGGTTCTGGATGCTACTTATGATTTGGACGCTGAAAAAGCAGTGGTCTATGAATCACTCGAAGCACTTGGTATCCAATGCTTGACTACTATCTAAACAATAACAAATATAAGGATTAAAAATGGCTTTGTATACTTCTCCTACCAGCAACTTTGACGTTGTTGATCGCACTAACGAGATTCTGGTACTCCCACAGAATTGGACTTTGATGAACGACAGTGGCATGTGGAAGGATGAATTCCTCACCACTAACACTGTTACTTTTGAAGAACGCTCTGGTCACTTGTTTATTGTCAAAGATCAAATCCGTGGTACTGCTCCACAGACTACTGGTAATGATCTGCGTAAACTGCATAGTTATCCCATGTCACATCACCCTTTCTTGGATGCTCTGTTGCCTCAAGATATTGCTACCGTGCTTCGCCCCGGTGCTTTGACTCCTGAGTTGGACACTAAGGATCGTGCTCTGATGGTTAAGATGGACCGGATTCGTAAATCCTATGACCGTACTCTGAACTTTGCACGTTTCCGAACTTTGGCTGCTGGCGATGTTTGGAGTCCAAACGGTACTATCAGCGGGAACTTTTTCACGGATTTTGGAATTACCCGCCAAAACGTTGATTTTGACCTGACAAATGCCTCGTCTGACATTATCAATAAGTGCCAAACGGTTATTGCTAACTTCCAAGCGCAAGCTACCGAAGGTCAAGAAATCCAACGCGTAGTTGCTTATTGCTCTCCAGGTTTCTTCACTGCACTGATTGGGCACGTCAAGGTTCAGTCTGCTTATAATCTGTACTCTGCCACAGCGCCACAACAAATCAGTCGTGACCGTGCAGGTGGCATGGGCCTCTATCGCCGCTTCGTATTTAGCAATATTGAGTTCATTGAAGTGAATCAAATCATTGATGGTGTTGCCTTGGTTGATACTGACAAGGCTGTGTTCGTTGCAGACGATGGCGATGGTGCTTTTATGAGCTATTATGGTCCTTGCCAGCGTTTCGGCTATGTGAACACTACTGCCGAAGCCACTTACATGTGGACCTATGAAGACCCTCGTGGTACTCAAGTCACTATTGAGGCAGAAATGAATCAAATTCAAGTAATGCGTCGTCCAGGATTCACCAGTGGTGGTTCAAAAACTGCTTTGTAATCTACTCTGATTGGATTCGTAAGAATCCTTTCTTACTGCAGAATCTTGTAATAACAGGGTTCTGTGTTAAGGAATATAACAATGGCTAGGCTGATCCCCGAAAAGACGATTCATCACCGTCCTGCTAATTGTTCTTAGTGATGTGTTTTCTTGATGGGAAGATAATAAGAATGAAGAACGATTACTACGTGTACCTGCATAAGACTTTAGACGGTAAGCCATTTTATGTGGGCAAAGGACGAAATAAAAGAGCTTGGAACAAATCTAATAGAAGCAAAGGGTGGAATGAAGTTTCTGCCAATGGTTATTCAATTGAGATATACCGTGAAAATCTACTTGAAGAAGATGCCCTAGAACTTGAGAAAAGTTTGATTGTATCCATGCCTGATCTGGTAAATAAACTTATGTTTACCCCTACAAAGTTTGAAGATTACGCTGACTACTTTATAGTGGATGTGAACTCACCTAGTGGTTTATCAAGGAAGCAAGGTGTCTTTACCGGTACTTATCACAAAGGGGGTCTTGGGCCTTGCGGCTATAAAGCAAAGAGGACTGGTGGACAGTTGTTTTGGCGTATAAAGTATAAAAATAAAAGTGTTCAAGTGCATAGAATTGTTTGGGAAATCGCCAATGGCCCAATCCCATCTGGTTTAGTTGTAGACCACAAAGATAAGAACTCTTTAAACAATAATATCTCTAATCTTAGATTAATTACTCAAGAAAAGAACTGCCAGAATAGAAGTAAGAATAGAAATAATTCTTCAGGAATCAACGGAGTCACCATTGACAATCAGTCATGCAGAGCATCTTGGTTTGACTCCGAGGGTAAAAGGAGAAGCAAAAGATTCGGTATTAAACAGTTCGGATTTGATGAAGCACTTAGGTTAGCCTCTGAGTTCCGTAAGTCTAAAGAAACCGAATCTGGTTACTCTGATAACCACGGCACTTAAAGAATAAAACAAAAGGAGCCTACGATGGCGTATACATTGACTCAGCAGGTTAAGTTAGAAGTCGCCGATGTTGATCCTGCATTTCCGTTGCTATCAGACGCTGACTATGACTACATACTCACAAAGAATAATAACTCTGTAGTAAGGGCAGCGGTAGATGCTGCTAGAATTATCCTATTAGTGCTTTCACAACGTACAGATGAAACTGTAGATATTTTTTCTATCCGTGGGTCAAAGGCTGCAGAGCAGTACAGACTTGCTCTTGAGTTGTATGTGAAGAACCCCCAATTGAACCCCCTATACAGTAACTTGCAGGGTTACTTCGGAGGCATCTCCATCGCCGACATGGAATCAAACGCAGCAAACACCGACAACAACATCGTAGTCAACCCCGGTAAAACTGATCAACTCTACCAAGTAGATTACTTCACTCTAGGAAGTAGGTTCTAATGGAATGGGCAGTAAGATCAACTAAAAGAGCCCTAGAGCGTCACGGACAGTCTCTCCCTTACTCTACCATCACCCGTACCATTGATCCTATCCTAGGGTCAGCTAGTGAGTCTGTTACAAGTGTAACTCTAAAGATTTACCCAGAACCACTTTCTGTGAATCAGTACAACTTTCCAGACTTAGTAGGTAAAACTGTAGTTCAATTCTACCTAGCAGCAGACGGTTTAACCTTCACACCGAAAGTCTCTGATGAGATAACCTACCAAAGTGAAGTATATAGGATCAACTCCTACCAAGCATTCACGGCTCACGGTAAAACTATCCTGTACAAACTCTTAGGTGTAAAGGGTTAGCGATGATAACCCTAGACGTATCAAAGGTGCTCAAAGAATTAGAAGATTACCACAAAGATACTGTCAGACGCTTAGAGAATATGGTGAAGGGTTTCTCTTATCAGATTGCTAAGACTGCAATTGAGAAGACCCCATTAGGTGATGCTACAAAGTATTTTGAGTGGTATCAATCCAGAAAGTACTTAGAGCCAGAAGAAGGCTTCGCAAGAGGTTCTTGGCAAGTTAATACTTCTGGTCAATTCAGTATGCAAGCATTATATGGTGCTAATTCTGGTACTGAAGCTCTTTCATTAGTAAAGTCCGATCTTGCGAGTTATAAACTTGGTCAGGCAGTATTTGTTGGAAACAAAGGTTTCTATATCAAAGCACTTGAAAATAATTATAGTTCACAGACAAACAACTTAGGTATTATGCAGCCTACCTTGGACAACATCATGCAAACATACCAAGTTGATTTAGTCAGATTGTTTAAGGAGGGTTAAGAATGAGTATTATTACAGCTCAGACAGCAGTACGAAGAAGACTTGCCGCTCTTACCCCCTCTTTACCAACAGCGTTTGAAGGTATCTCTTTTGTACCCCCTACTGGAATGTACCAAAGATTACAGTTTGTGATTAACCCTCCAACTGATCCTACTTTCGGTGCTTACTATCACAGAGAGAATATTCAAGTTCAGATATTTGTAGCTGACAAACTAGACGTTGGAACTGCTGGTGCTATCACTAGAGCAGAAGTGCTCAGGGAGTGGTTCTACAAGGGGTTAACGTTAGAAGAAAGCGGAGTTCGTATGCATGTACTAAGGACTCCTCAGATTGCTGGTGCTTCAGTCACTAGCGATAGGATTATTGTTCCTGTATTGATTCCGCTTACTGTGGAAATTTATGAGGTCTGATAAATACCCTACCGGGTGTGATAATTAATTTGCAAATTAAAATAAGGAAAATAAAATGGCTCAAATCGGAAAAGGCGTTAGTAAACGCGTAACATTCCTCAAAGAAACGATATGGGGTACACCTGCTGCTACAACTGGTGCTAGGGTACTGCGTAGAGTAACGTCTAACTTTAATCTTACAAAAGAACAATATGAGTCCGCCGAAATTCGCCAGGATTTTCAGGTTGCAGATATGCGCCATGGTATTCGTACCGTTGACGGTTCTTTAAATGGTGAACTCTCCCCTGGTTCTTATTCAGATTTTCTACAATCTGTTGTGGCTCGGGATTTTACAGCAGTGACTGCTATTACTGGTTTGTCAGTTACCATTGCTACATCAGGTACTTTGTTTACTGTAACTCGTGCATCTGGATCATGGATTACTGATGGTGTTACCGTTGGTAATGTAATTGCCCTTACTGGTGCAGGATTGAATGCTGCTAATGTAAGTAATAACCTCTTGGCTGTAGGTTTGTCTGCTACTGTTGCTACTGTTGCTGTACTTTCCAGCACTACTTTGGTTGCTGAAGGCCCAATTTCTACTGTTACTGCAACTGTCCGTGGTAAGGTTACCTATGCACCCTTGACTGGTCATACAGATGATGCGTATACGGTTGAAGAGTGGTATTCCGATATTGCTCAATCAGAAGTCTACGTTGGCAACAAGGTTGGTACAGTAGCTGTACAACTGCCGACCTCGGGATTGGTTACTACTGATATTACTTTCAAAGGCCGCGACCGTTCGATCAAGGGTACTTCGGCTTATCACACATCCCCTACAGCAGCAGGTACTACAGGTATCTTTGCAGCAGTCTCTGGTGCTTTGGTTGTTAATGGTGCTCCTGTTGGCTTAATAACAGCAGCCGATTTTTCTATTGAACGTGGGCTTGAGGCTGCTAATGTAGTTGGACAGAATGTAGCTGCTGATATGTTCACTGGTCGAATCCGTGTCACTGGCAATTTTAGCACGTATTTTACTGATGCTGTGTTCCGTGATTACTTTGATAACGAGTCTACTATTTCTTTGGTTGTTGCATTCACCACCAGCAGTGATAAAAATGCTGATGTGATGAGTTTTACAATTCCAAAAATTAAAGTAGGTTCTGCTGATAAAGCTGATGCAGAACTTGGGATTATCCAATCACATAGTTTTGTTGGCTTGCTAAATCCCGTTACTACAGCAGGCCTCCCTGCAACTACTATTGCAATTCAGGATTCTACTCTGTAATTGACGAACTAACTACTCTTATATAATCCTCCTTTAGCTTAATTGCTTTAGGAGGATTTTTCATTTGTACTCTTGAATAATTCCCTTGCTTTCTTGTTTTCCATATGATATAATAGAGTCTTGATAGATAATAAAATCTAGTCAATCAAGTACTTAAGCCCTTCGCTTTTTAGTCAAGGGCTTTTGTTCGTTTTAACAAATTGAAAGGAAAACACATGGACATTTCTAAATATAACCTTGCAAAAGCAGCCGAGAACGGTTTCGAGTTCGAGATTACCCACCCCGATACAGGTGAGGGTCTTGATGGATTTATTACCGTTCGAGGCGAACGCAGCAAAGAAGTAGTTGCTTACCAACGCAAGCAAATCAATCAACAATTCAAAGAAGATGCTATTGCTGCACGTAAGGGCAATAAAGAAACAAAGATTAAGCTTGTAGAAGACTACCTTGAAAACGCAAATGAAGCTGCAGCAATGCGTGTTATCTCTTGGCGTAAAATCCAAAAGGATGGTGTTGATATTCCATTCAGTGTAGAAGCTGCAATTACTCTCTTTGAAGAATACGATTGGATTCGCGCTCAAGTTCTGGAGGTCAGTAACGCTTCTGAGAATTTTTGTTCTTGAAGCCGTAGAACAAGCCCTAGAATACGCAGAGCAGGAATTTCAACTATCAGAATTACAACCTGATGGTAATACTCTAAAAGCTGCTTTACTTAATGTACAAAGGCAGACTCGGAAAGTACCTAAAGAGTTAGAGAACTTAGTTGAACTACCTGCTTGTATGAAGGAATACTGGAATTGGTTTCTAAGACTTTCTAACCGTAGACCTTCAGGGATGGGGATATCAGCAATTTCTTATACCGAAATGCGTAACTTCTTTGAACTCATTAATGTTTCTCCTGAGAGTTACGAGATAGAAATCATTGAAGCATTTGATAGAGTAGCCATGAGGCACTACTCAAAGCAAGAAGAAAAAGAACTGAAGAAGAAATAAAGATAGCCCCGCAAGGGGCGTTCTTACTGTGTAGTTTACTTATAGACTCTATAGTAAGAATTATTGCATAACAATAAAACAACGCAGAAACGAAAGACGACGAAAAGTATCTTCGGGTAAATCTAAACGATTGGATGTCCAGAATATACGTTCACGCATGATTGACTTAATCTTTGGGTTTTTCTCTTTGTCAGTAGAGCGAAGCATGATTTCTAACCCATCTGGGCTAATCTGAAGTAGATGCCTAACAGCCACATCAGCCTCTACAAATCCCTGACAAGTCTCCTCAATCCCTGCTGCATGGATTACCGTTGATGCAGTCAGCACGAGTGCAATGATCGCCGATTTAATAAACTTCATTTGAAAACTCCTTAGTTGGTAAAAGAAGGCTTGACTCTATCAGACAATTTTTAGGTTGTCAATACATAAAAACAACAAAGACAGTAAAGAAAGAAAATTATGGACTTGAGTACACTGGTCTTCAAAACCGAAACTTCGGGCCTTGAGAGGGCCGGTAAAGCCTTAGAGGGTGTCGTCAGTAGTATGGCAAAACTTGACAAGGCATCTCAAACCGCAGCAAGAACTGAAGCGACTCTTGCTAAGGCTGCTAAGGACAACGCATCTGCCGCTGTTAATAATGCTAAAGCTCAGGTAGTAAGTGCTAAGGCTGTTGAGAGCGCCGAAAAAGCTCAGAAAAGTGCAGCCACTGAAGTGGCTAGAAACACGAGCATACTTGAACGCCAAAAGAACATACTTGAATTTCAGACTCAAGGGTTCTCCAAGGGACAGTCAAGTATTTTAGCTTACGGCAAAGCCGCTGGACTTGTATCTGCTGATATTAATGAACTTGGAAAAGTATTAGAAACTCAACGTAAGCTGATGGGTTCAGACCCATTTGATAAGTCCCTGTCAGGTATCAAATCTCTCCAAAATCAATACACTGAACTTAAAGAGTCTGTTCGTCAGTACGCAACAGATTCTAATTTGTCTGTAAAACAAACGCGGGAGTTAGCTAGAGATAAAGAACGTCTGATTGAAAAGATGAAGGTAGAAGGCGCTTCATTTTCAGATATCCGTAAGGCTGTCCGTGCTCACAATGACGAATATGTGACTCTTGCTTCATCTTACAATAAGATGACATCAGCAGAAGATGCAGTGATTAAAAGCCGTAAGGATGCTGTAAATGCTACTAATTATTTAACCACAGCAGACCAAAAAATGAGTGCTGCATTAAGCACTTCCAACATGGCTCTGGATAAGTCAGGAACAGATTCACTTGTAAGGTATGAATCTGCTTTACGTAAATCAGGACTTGCACAAGATGTAGTTACACAAAAACTTTCTACATATAAGATTCAACTTGCTCAAGTTCAAGCACAAGAGGCAAAACGTAGTGAGCAACATTTAGCACGGGCACTGCCTGCACAATTTACCGATATTGGAGTCTCATTATACTCAGGGCAAAATCCACTTACTGTTTTACTGCAACAATCTGGTCAGATATTAGATATTTTTCAACTCTCTGGTGTAGCTGCTGATAAATTTGCAGAGGCGACTAAGCGTGCATTTTATAGTATGGTGCCAGCAATGGCTACCGTTGCTAAGGGGTTAACTGGACTGATCTTCGGTCTATTCTACGACGCCGGTAAAGGTATAACAAACTTCATTGGTAATGTAACCGGGATGAACAAGGTCCTCCAAAGTACTGATGACTTACTTTTTCTTGTTGGTGGCAGAGCTACACAATTCTCTAAAGTCTTGAATACTCTTGGTACAGTGGCGTCTGCAACTTTCGGTGCAGGTATATTTGTAATCATTGCAGGTCTAGCTGCCCTTGCTGTAGGTATAAAACAAGTCATCACAGAAAATAATGATCTAGCAAAAGCCTTCGCTTTATCTGGTGGTTCCATTGGTGCCTCTCATGCTCAGGTAATTGATTACGTCAAAACCTTAGCTGCTTCCGGTGCAACCACAGGGCAAGCCACGGAAGCCTTAGTAGCTATGGCTAAAGCAGGTACGTTCACATCTAAAGAAATTCTTCTTGTAAGTGATTCTGCAATTCAGATGCAAAAAGGCTTTGGTATTGCAATCGGTGATACCGTAAAAGAATTTGCAAAGCTAAAAGAAAAACCTGTAGAAGCCTTGCTTGAAATCGCTAAGACAAGCGGCATGGTTAGTCCTGAAATCATCAAGATGGTAATGGAACTTGAGCGTGCAGGAAAGACTTCTGATGCTGCTGCATTAGCTATGAAGACTTATGCTGATGTTAATAGAGAAAAGTTAGCTCAAATGAAGGAAGACTATAATGGTTTTTCTTTGTTTATAATTCAACTTGGTCAAGGTATTAAACAATTCTTCAGTGATACTTTTAAGGCTTTGTTTCTATCAACTTCACCATCAAGACAGCTTGAAAATCAATTAGGGATTATCCAAGGTAAGATAAAGGAAATAAAAACATTTGGTTCGCTCGGGAGAGGTGATGAACTGAAAGGACTTGAAGATCAAGAGAGAATCCTCCAGTCCAGAATCAGTGCAACTGTTAGATTACAAGGTGAAGAAGATAAGATCAAACTTGCTAATGCAGAGAGCGCAAAGTATGAAGACGCTGCTCTTAAAATACGTAAGAGTGCTTTGGATGCCATAGAAAAAGAAACAGGTAAAACTCAAACCCTTGCAGATTTTAGAAAGTCTTTTGTTGAGGATAAGTTAAAAGAAGCAGCTAAGGAAAAAGGAGTAGATGTTGAAAAACTTAAACTCAACACTGAACTGATAACATTACTAGAAAAGCAAGCTGGTATTGAGTTTAAGAAGAATCAGAAAAAAGGTTCATCTAAACTAGACTCTGGAAATATTGCAAAGCATCAACTAGACAAAGATATATCTAACATCCGAAAGACATCAGAAGCTGAAGTAAAAGCCTACTCTGATGGTGAATCCGTTCTAGAAGCATTGCGTAGTGCTGGTCTTGTTGATATGCAAGACTACTACACATCAAAAAAGATGTTCCTTGAATTGACTGATCAAGCCAGTGAAGATGCTTTACAAAAAGAAATAGATAGGCTTAAAAAAGAAGTACTTATAGGTACAGATAAGATTGATAACGATAAGAAGATTGCAGAAGCAACAGCTAAACTTGCTCTTGCTAAAGAGAAATCTACACACAAGATGACTCTCCTATCTCTGCAAGAAGGAGATGCTAACAAGAAACTAGCACAGTCATACAGGGATGCTGAATATGCTGCGCAATCTTCTCTGGATGCTCAACGTCTTGCTCAGACCCGTGAATTATCTGGAATAGGTTTAGGAACTGCTGAACGTAATCGTTTATCCGGTCGAAGCCAGAAAGAGGACCAGTTTTCTCTACAACTTCGTAATCTAGAAAAGACTAAGAGTGATGCTGAGATTAATGGAACATTTGGTGCTGATGCACAAGATAAGTACAACAATGAACTAGATCGTATTAAACGGTTTAAAGAGGCGTCTTTATCTGAGTATGACTCTTACTACGCAGAACGATTGAAGCAAGAGTCTGATTGGACAGTTGGCGCATCTGAAGCAATGGCTAATTACTTCTCAGAAGCTCAAAACATAGCTAAGTCAACTTCAGATATGTTCACTACTGCTTTTCAAGGAATGACTGATGGTGTAGCATCGAGTATTTCAGCAGCTATTCTGCAAGGTAAAAGTCTAGAAGATAGCTTGCGAAGTGTAGCCATGAATGTTGCCGATGCGTTCATTACTTCGTTTATTAAGATTCAGATTCAAAAACTGCTGATTGATAAGACTGCACAAACTGGGTATGCTGCTACCATGGCTATGGAGTCTCAGGCTATGGTTGCTATGGCTGGGCTAAATGCATTTGCCGCTACTGCTGCGATACCAATGATTGGGCCTCTTATGGCTCCGGGGGCAGCTGCTACTGCAACGGCTATCGCAGAAGGCTTCGCAGCTACAACGTCTGCCATGGCAATGGCTAGTGTTGCCAGTGCAGAGGGCGGTTACGACATCCCCGCAGGTGTTAATCCAATGACACAACTACATGAACAAGAAATGGTGCTACCAAAACCACAAGCTAATGTCATCCGTGATATGGCAAAGAATGGTAATACAGGCAGCAGCACCATAACAATCGTCAACAACACCAGCGCAAAGATCGGAAAAGTAACCGAACAACGCATGAGTGACGGTGAGCGTGTTTTGATTATTGAAGAAGCAACGCAAGCTGCTGAAGCAAGGATTAACGCTGCAATGTCTGATCCAAACAGTAAAACATCCAAACAGATGTCCCGTAACTTCTCTATACAAAGGAGTCGATAAATGCCTACATTACCAAGTGGATTATATCCTATCGTCTCTAGCTATAATATTGACGAGCCGGGGGGCGTAATGCGTACTGAAGTTGCAGGTGGTGCACCTCGCTACGCTATGGAGTGGGATCGTGGTCCGCAACGTTTCAGTGTTACTTTTGCTATGAGTGAACTGCGGTTTTCAGTATGGACTGCGTTCTATCATCATGTCATTAAAAAGGGGTCAATCAGTTTTGAGATGCCCCTTGATAGTGGCTTTGGTATGAGCCTGCATACTAGTACTATTATTCCTGGTTCATATTCTGTAACTCGTGCTAATGTAAACACAAGTATTGTTTCTTTTATTGTAGAAGCAGAAAATCAGGTTTATGATATGACTGAAACTGACGGCCAAAGTCTAGTTGACCTATATGATGAGTACGGTGAAGATACTAATGCACTGCTTGCTAGACTTGCTCAGTTTGCTAATGTAGATACTTTAGTTCTGGATTTACCATGAGTCTTGATTTAGAAACACGCTTGCGTACTTTCTTGGCAAGTGCTCCACAAACTATACATTCTATTGCTACGCTACAAATCAGTCATAGTGCTATGAGCCAAGTGTGGCATTTATGGCGTGAGCCTTACGTGGGAGTGGCCGGTGGAAACACTATGCAGCCTTGTAATATTGAAATCAAACTAGCAGGGTCAACGGGGAACTTAGATCAGAAATATGAAATCAGTCTAGGTACAGTAGATATTGAAGATGAGTTCCGTACAGAAATGGATAGCATCCCGATTAATACTACTGAAAAGATCATCATTATTTACCGGGAGTTTTTAAGCGATGACTTAACGGCAGCAGAAGCTACGGCTACCCTACAAGTTGAGTCAGTAAGTTTCATTAAGGGTGCTGCCAATATCAGTGCAGTAGCCCCACGCTTCAACGTTACACGCACAGGTGAACTCTATACCCCGCGTGATATCCCTATGTTAAGAGGTTTTCTATGATTGATATCAATAACTATCTAGCCAAGACCTACGGACCTCAACCGTGCTGGGAATTGGTGGCAGACGTATATAACACAGAACTTTCGGCATTGCCGATTGACTACAAGACTGTTAACAGGTCAGTACGTGAAATGGCCTCTGCCTTTCGTCTTGCAATACATAAAAGTAATCATGGTTTCGTACAAGTCATTGAACCTATTGACTTGTGTATTGTGTTGTTAGCTAAACACGCCCGTGTAGGTATTCATCATTGTGGCATCTACTACGATGGTTCAGTACTGCACGCTATGCCAGGAATTACTATGTTTGAACCTTTAAGTGTAGTCAATGATACATTTGAAGTTGTGCAATTTTGGGCTAAACTATGACGAGAATTATACTATTTGAGAACCCCTTTGTTGTTACAGCACCGCAAGAAATTGAAGCCCCTAGCCTTGCGCAGTGGTTGTTAGATTACTATGGGGAAACACCTGCAGTAAAAGTACAAGTGTTTATTGGTGAACCAAGTACTGAGAGTGAAATCACTGAAAACATCAGTGCATTGATTGCAGGTGATGCAGAGTTTTACACGGTGCTGCAAAGCCCTGGAGGTTTTGATCCTGCAAGTTGGGCATGGTATGTATGGGTAGCCATCGCGGCTACAGCAGCTATACTCCTCATTCCTAAGCCAGAGATGCCCGGTGCACTGTTTAATCGCACTCAAAGTAGTCCCAATAATGCACTAGCATCTCGGGAGAACAAAGTACGAATGCTTGAGCGAGTAGAGGACATTTACGGTACAGTAAAAAGTATCCCTAGTCTAATGATGCCAACGTATAACAAGTATATCAGCCACAAGAAGTACGAATATGGGTATTATTGCATTAGCCGTGGATACTGCAACGTAGATGACCTTCAGGATGGTGATACATTGATTAGTGATATTACAGGAGCTAGTGCTGCTGTTTACCATCCATTCACTAGTCCTAACAGTGGTACACCTATACTACAAGTTGGTGATACTATTACTGATGATGTGCTGACAGTAGCAAGGGCCGTAGAAGTCGATGGGATTACACTCAAGGCTCTCAATCAGATACAACTACCAACAAGCGCAACTTATAATTTTGATGTAAGTGGAACTATTACACAAGAAGTTCGACAACCGAACCTAAACTCAATTGCTAGTGTTGGTGATGAACTGATAATTACAATGACGGATTATCAGCCTACCAGTACTGGTGAAGTCTCAGTAGTGGCACTGACGAAAGTTTACTCAGATACTGAAGCTAACCCTTTTGTCGGTATCCAAGTAGGAGATAGTGTGACAATTTCAGGATTTGTGAATCCTGGTAATAATGGAACATTTACAGTCACAGCATTTACTCCGGGGTCTGTTGCATTTTCAGTGTGGGTGTCTGGAGAGATTACAGTAAGTACAGGTTTACAGATTGATGAAACAGCACCTTCGGTTACAGTTACTATCCCTCCGCAAAACTATAGTGGAACGTATGAGATAGACATAATTGATGACGCTAATGTAACTCTACTGGGTACGACATGGCCGCGTTCTTTTGATAAGATTTGCAGTGTCCAAGTGGCCGATGTAGCCGAGTGGACGGACTGGGTTACTTTACCAGCTAAAGATCGTACTCAAGTGTGGTGCAATATTACAGCACCTAGTGGTATGTATAAAGACAACGGTGGAAAATCAACGGCTACTGTAGAGTTTGACATTGAAATTGAGAAGCTAAATGCCACTACCTTCATACCAATAGGTGTAGTAGAAACAGTCACAAGTTCATTATCCGGCTCTGTAACTGATGAACGTGCAGATACCGTTGAACATACTACAGCATGGACAGGCCCAGCAAGGGTGAGAATGCGCAGGGCGACTCCTTATGACTACGCATGGGGTGGTACTGTAATGGATGAAATAAAATGGTCTGATTTGTACAGTATAACTCCTGTGAGCAAAATGCATTTCGGGAATAAAACTACAGTACATACTGTCACTCAAGCCACAACCCGTGCAACAGCAGTCAAGACACGCCAGCTTAATTGTATTGCAAGTCGCTTACTTCCAACATACAACGGCAGTGCAGCAAGTGCTGCCTTTGATGCGAATGGGTTGCATATCTCAGGGACTATCTCTGCTACTAGCAAACTATGTGACATCATTGGTGCTGTTAGTGCAGACCCAAAGATCGGGAATTGCAATCTTGCTACAACTATTGATATGTCACAAATATGGAGTGTTCAGCAGCAACTAGATGCATGGAATCCAGTGTGTGGTCAGTTCAATTATACATTTGATTCTGACAACACAAGTTTTGAAGAGGCTTTAGTACTGATTGCTAATGCAGGTTTTTGCATTGCCTACAGGCAAAATGGTAAGGTACGTTTAGCGTTTGATAAGTTACAAACTTCCTCTACTGCTTTATTTACTCATCGTAATAAAAAACCAAAGAGTGAAACTATAACTCGGACGTTTGCTAACGACGCTGACTATGACGGTGTAGAGTTTGTATACGTAGACCCAGATAGTGAAACTAGCGAAACAATTAGTCTTCCCGTGGATGGTAGTGCTACTAAGTATAAGAAGTTTGAGATTGCAGGTATACGTAATTTCACACAAGCTTGGTACAGAGCTAGCCGAGAATACGCTAAGTTACGAGGGCAACGTATTAGTATTGAAACTACTACTACTCTTGATGCTCGTAGTTTACTACCTAACAGCCGTATTGATATTGTAGATAACACTCGATTCAAAAGCTTTGATGGTGAAGTACTGAATCAAAGTGGTTTAGAACTTACATTAAGCCGAAACGTGGAGTTTACTCCTAGCACTAGCCACAGCATTATGCTAATGCGAAGAGATGGTAGCTTGCAGAGTATTACTTGTACAGCAGGAAGTGCCACTAATAAGGTGATACTAACCAGCCTTCCTACAGAGAGTATTGTTACTCAATACGGGCAATCTGGTATCCGTACTATCTTTAGCTTTGCAGCAGATATTGCACGAGGTGCTATGGCTTATCTTGTGCAAGAGGTTGATATTACTGATCCTCAATACGTTACTCTACGTGCTATTAATTATAGTAGTACTTATTATATCGGAGACACTACTCCAGTGCCCTCCAGAGATTCTATTATAAACTAAAGAAAGTAAAAATAAAATGACAGCTATAACTATTAGTGACCTCAATAATGCTAAGATTGACGTAGATCACGTTGCAGATGTTGCAACTAGCCAGCTTCCAACAGCTACAGATAGGCTCGGTCATGTCAAGTCAACCGTACAGGGTGCAGTTGATAGCCTCAAGGCTTTCAATCCCAGAGGGGCTTTTGCTGGTGCTACGGCATACGCAATCAAAGATGTTTACACGTATTTAGACTATGCATATGTCACAGTCACAGCACATACATCAACAACGGTAGCTGCTGACCTTGCGGATGGAAAAGTTACGATTCACCAAGGGGCAACACGCGAGGAATTGAGTGCATCAGGTGGATCAGACCTGATTGGGTTTGATGATGGTACTGTTCAAGACGTGCTCGATCATGCAAAGCCCATGCAAAGCTATACAGCAATGCGTGCATACACAGGTCGGGCTAGTGGAATCAGAGTTACACAGAAACGCGTCGCAGGATTCTTTTTACGCGATGATTCAGATACTACCAGTGGTGCGGTTATCACGGCAGCACAAAGCGGAACAACACTAACTGTTTCAGTCATCACGAACGGTACTCTTTCATTAGGGCAGGCTGTTAGTCGCCCAGATACTGGAGCTTTTATTGGTTGGATTACAGCGTTGGGAACTGGCACAGGTGGTACTGGTACTTATACCTTATCAGCATCGGCTACGGTTGCTTCAATGTCAATGACTGTTGACAACGGAGGCACCCTCATTGTTGACGCATCTGGCCGCCGTTGGAAGCGTGTCTATGAAGGTGCAGTTAGCATTCAGTGGTTTGGGGCTGTACCTGATTATGTTATAGGTACAGGTAGTGGTACAAACAATACCTTGTTTATCCAAGCTGCTTTGTACGCTAGTTTGTTTGTGTATGCACCTACAGGCTCTTATAAGTGCAATAGTGGGTTGCACATGCGAGTGCTTCAGAAGTTCTATGGTGATGGTGCTGCGGGTACACGACTTGGCTATACAGGAACAAGTGGTGTATTTATTGGTGGTGATCCAACTGATCCTATCGTGTACGTGGGTGACTATGGTAATGATATCTATGGGTGTATTGGTGCTGAACTGTATGGGCTTGGGATAGATGGTACGTGGACTGCGAATTCTACGAACACCGCAATTGGTGTTGGGGCACAGTTCGGCGGATACTATCCTGGTTCTATACACAATAATGATATCCGTGGGTTTAATATCTGCGTTCATCCAGCGGGGTCTATCCAGACGGTCAAAGACAACCACATGGGCATCTGCTTATTTGGTACTAAGACGGTCCCAACAAGTCCTACAGAAACATGGAATTTCAATGATACGTTCCTCATTGAGACAAACTGGGTAGACACATGCGGGCAGATTATTGCACAGACACCATCATCACATCTGCTTGTGGGTAGTATTGCTACGTTCAATGTGCCTGATGCTTCCGCTTTTATGCAGTGGACACCTATTACACAAGATGGAACTGGTGCTAGAGCACTTGTCCAGTCAATCAACACTAGTATTAACCAGATTACATGCTGGGTGTACAAGGGGGTAATGGATAACACAGTCATCGAAAATCACCAAGGGGCATGTTTCTGGCTTAGTGCGTACTCCCAAAACTTCCGATTGATTAACAATGAAGTGTATGGCAGTACTAATGGATTGATTACGGTATCTTCTGGAATTGCTTCCTATGTGGACCAATTTTGGGCAGACATTGATATGACTGGCGAAACCCTGATTGAGACTAACGCCGGATCAATAGTTCGCGGTGCGATTGGGATAACAGGTCCCAATGGACACCTCACAATCGCAGACACTAACCTATACTCAGGATATTCTTCACTTAGTGAAAAGCCCGCCATGTACAACGCGGGCTCTGTAGTCGGTTACGGGTTGACGCTGCCAAATGACACACCCGTGCGTAGTCTTTACAACGCAGGTTATGGTGCTGCAATCACTAATAAAGTACTGGCAGTGTTTGGGGCAGGTGCTGGTGCGATTGATTCGGGGAGTGGTACAGTTCAGTACTCCTTAGTGGTGAATAAAGGTACTGGTGGTGCCCCTGTTAAAATGAGTATTGGCTATCACAATGCAATCCCTGTCGCCGCTTATTTGTCTACTGGTGAACTCACACCTGCACCTCTGTCTGGGTTACTTGTGGACTTTCTGGCAGCGGGCGTGTTGAGTGTATTTCAACCATCAGTAGATAATCAGATGTCTCTCGGGGGTGAATTCAATCGATGGAGTGTCGTTAGAGCCGCAAGCAGCACCATCATCACATCCGATGGACGCGAAAAACAGGATAGTGAATACCTATCAGAAGCCGAATTGCGCATCGGACGTGCAATCAGGATACGAAGATTCAAGTACAAGTCTGCTGTAGCCGAAAAGGGAGACAATGCCCGGCTGCATTTTGGTGTTATTGCCCAAGAGGTTAAAGCACTGTTTGACGCTGAGGGATTGGATGGTTTTAAGTACGGCGTTCTTTGTCTTGATACTCTACCAGAAGTACGGGATGAGCAAGGTAACATTACACAAGAAGCTGTTGAACGCCTTGGTGTGCGGTACGATGAGTTATACGCCCTGATGCTTGCATCAATCTAATTTTGTTTAAATAGTACACAAGAAAAATCATGGAATATAAACGAAAAGATGATAGCACAGTTCAAGTAATCGCTGAACGCATTGATAATCTTCATAGTCACATCAGTGACCTTAGAGACTCAATGAAGGAAAGCATGAAAGAGATGGCTACTGCTGTAAACAAGTTAGTCAAAATTGAAGAGGGGCAAGTTCACATGATGCAGGCTCATATACGATTAGTCGAACTACAAGACAAGCAAGTGTCCCGATGTGATGAACTAGAAAAGCGCCTAGATGATCTCGAGAGAGATGTTCCGATGAACAGGCAGATTCGTAACTGGGTTATCAGTGCTGTAACAGGTATCGTAGCCTTAGTTGGGATGTTTGCAGCTAAGTTCTTGGGGTTGATGTAACAGAGAAAGAAAGAAAAGGAATCAGTATATGTCTAAACTAAAATACTTTCCGCATATTGCTGGTTCCTTGATCTTAGCAAGTGCTTCAACTTTAGGTATTCTACACAAGTGGGAGCCTGCTAAGGGTTCTCCTGATGCTCATCTTTATGTGTACGAAGATAAGATTGCTTCTAACACGCTTACAGTCTGCAGCGGTATAACCAATGCAGTGAGCGATAAGAAACTAATCAAAGGTGACAAGTGGACACAGCAAGAATGTAATGAAAATGAAGATTACGCTCTAGGAAATCTTCAGAATAAACTTGCTTTGTGTTTTACTAAATTACCTTACCAATCAGTCTTCGACGCTGCTACATCTCATGCTTGGAATTTTGGTGTAAATAAGACTTGTGGTTCTGTTGCTATGAAGCAATGGAACCTAGGGAATTATAGAATTGGTTGTCAACTACTGGCATATCAGTACGATGGTAAAACACCAGCATGGAGCTATTCCGATGGGAAGTTCTATAAAGGGTTGCACAATCGGAGAATTGATGAAATGAATATCTGCTTAAAGGATGTAAGATGATTAAAGAAGTATTAACATTCTTTCTTGATTGGAAAGTTAAGTTAGCTATTGTGTTAGTTGTTTTTGCTAGTCTATTCACTTACCACAAAGTCTTAGTACATGAAGCGGTTACAGAGGCCGTATCAGATATCCAGACTCAACAAGTAAAAGAAAACTTCAGGCTAAAAGAACGTTCCTTGGACACTCAGATTGCTCTGCAAGAATCTTTCGATAATATTCAAAAGGAAAAGAATGCTAAAATCCAATCTCTTAACACTCGTGTTGCTTCTCTCGTTAACAGCTTGCAATCACGTCCCTCTCGTGCAGAGTCAAGCGGAGTTTCCGACAATCCCGGAACTCAAGAAGATCAACAAGGAGCAACTGGAGCCCAGCTTTATCGAGAGGATGCAATTGCTTTTATCGGGGAAGCTGCCAGAGCAGAATTGATCAAAGAAGAACTTCTGACTTGCTATAAGTCCTATGATACTGCTAAGGAAACCTTAGACCAGTTTAAGAGAGATAACCAGAGCAAGGCTGAATGACCCTAAGCAATGCCTCTAGAATCGATTTAAACGGGTCTAGAAGAGCCTTAGAATAAAAACCAAGGGGTAGTATGCCCCAAATGACTAAACCCTACTACGGAAGCTTTACGGCCTCTATAGTAGGGTTTTCTTTTGTCTAAAATTTACTTTGTTAATATGGAATACCATTCTCTGAACACCATTTATAAAATCCACTAGGAAGAAAGTTATCTCCAATGATGATGAACGTATGCCCAATTTTTCCTTGGTATACACACCGACTAATTTCAGCTTTGCAATTATTTACTTGAGCATCAAAGAAATCCCAACACCCAATCCAAGATGTATCACCACCATAAGAATCTTCAAACTTCCATCTTAGTAATTTAGGCAGAAATTTATCTTCATACACAACCTTACATTTTGTGTATTGTGACTTCACTTCGGCGTTTTTAATCTCCCAGTGTTTCAATCGTGTTTGAAGGTACTCTTGGTAGTCCTGAACTCTAACTAAATCTTTCATCTATCCCCCTATATTAGTTTTAACATCAATAAACATCTTCCCATACCATCCTGCAATAACATCATGTACTCTTGATACATCTTGACATGAGCCTGTAGTGTACAATATTCAATCTCTTGTTTTGTTAGATTGATCATCACTTCTCCTGTTTAATTATTAAAGACTCAACCAACGCTCTTTGCATTGCTTCACCAGCATGGAACAGTACTGCTTGATCTCTGTTTTGATCCTCTGGCTGAATGTACTCTACTCTATAAGTTGAAAGGTTAGTGTCTGCAATATGTACTTTTAACAAAGAATTACCCCACCCTGGCCCATGGCAATACTCAGGGGTGACTGCAATAATGTACTCGTGCTTCTTTAAATAAACTTGTACTTTAGGTTTACTCTGTTTCATATTTACCTTTCAAATCATAGGGGCAGTAAGCACTAAACAAACAAACCCAGCACCTTGTTTTTGTAACTCTTCGCTGTTTTGATTGTTTTGTTTCTGTGCTTCAATCAAACAAGATTCGACTGATGTGAAGGGTTTGACAAGCGTAGGTGTTTCTGCCCCTAAAGCGGATGCTACTGTCAAGATTGCTAAGATGGCTTGGATCATTATTTATCCCCCATTCCAAAGTTGATGCACTTACCCACAAGTACAGCGAGTATAGGGCAGAGTACGAGATAGATAATGGTGTAAGTGATTACTGCTTGCATGATTGGCCTTTCATTTTTACGTCAATGGCTTTGTCAGTCAAAACATCACTTTCATAATCACCATATCCGGTAACTACAAGATATACATCTTTACTAGAACTTCCTTCACTACTTGGATAGCCAAAAACCACATGCCTACGGAGGAACTGATACATCACAGCCTCAACCTCCAATTTTCTCAGAGTATTCCGATTGATCAGCAGTGTATTGTGATCTGTAATCTTGCCTGTCATGTCATAAAGACTTGGCAGGTCATCGCTTAGTGTAGTCATTTCAAACTCCTTTCGTTTAGATAAAAGAAAACCCAACAAAGACCTTGCGATCCATGTTGGGTATCTTACTGCATTAAATTTTAGTTGTCAAGTGGGTTGCTGAAAAGCAACATCACCACGCTATCTCGCACACCCCACCAGCGCACCCTTGACTTGCAAGCGTATCAGCATCAACAAAGTGTTTTTCTTTCAATTCCTCCGAAAAAGAAATGTCTTTCATTGTACGCTGGACAGTCAGCCACTTGTGTAGGTTGTGGCAATCCTTCAAGCAGTTGGTCATTTCAAGAACATTAGCATTAAAATAATTACCAGCAAAGTTCTTTGCCCTGCGAATCCAATCATTCTTCAAAAGATGTTCTTTACGTCCTGCTTCAAGTTTTTCACCCCAACCATTCACTGTATCACAAGCACCCCATAGGTTCTGATTAAAGGTACTCAGCGCGTCTACAATCAAGCCACTTGCTAGCATACTTGCAGCACCGTACTTTTGCATAATTTCTTCTGCAGTAAACACTTCAGTGAAAGGTGCTTGTGGATAAGCTTTATCCCCCATTGCACTCAACAAAGAGATACCAGCGAACCACTTACGGTTGTCAAAGATGTATTGCTCAACTTCATCCCAGTTGTCTACAGTGATCGTATTGCTGACGTTGTGACGAAGGTTCTTGTCAACACACAAGTCAACATTTGTACCATGCTCAACCCAGTACTGCTGTGCAAGTTTAACATACTCTAACTGCTTGACTCCAAGAAGTTCATCTTTAGTGATACTCCCCGGTACAGTCTCAACAGGAAAACTCACAACATAATCAGTACCAGTACTTGACCAAACACTAGGCTCTACCATCTCAGGATTTACATCTTGAAGTAAAGAAAGAACATCGTCTTGTTCGTTCATCTGGACATTACGAAAGTACCGTTTAGAGTGCTCACCGTGGATACCAGATGCCGTGTTTAGCAGAACAGATGCGTTGCCAGAAGGCTTCACACAAGTAGTCCTAGCTGCAACATTAATTCCAATCAAACCAGCAACTTCACGGTTCCACTTCTTTACTTCTTCTGCTGCAGCAATCATGTTCTGCTTGTCAAACAGCACATCAGGATTGTTCATCCACCCGGTGATTGATACACCAATCAAAGCTTCATTTTCAATGATCTTCTTTGACACAGGTGTCAGGTAGCTAAAATTCGTGTAACCTGCTTGAAGTGTGCCTAGAATACTTGCTGCTTTGCAAGAAATCATAAGGGCTTCTTTTGACGTACATTGTGCTCCGCTTTGCTCTGTTAGGTTACACACTTGCCAGCCGCTTTCGCCTGTTTGTTGGTCAAAAGGTAACATTCCAATCTCTACGCAAGGGTTGAAATGGAAGTCTAAGTTGTCTGTAAAGATAAACCCCGGCTCACCGAAATCCCTAACACTCTTCATAATTTCAGCCCACTCTTCACGAGTTACCTCATCACGAATAAGCATCACAGAGTTGTTACTTCGACCACGCTGGGGATTAACAAGATGCCAGTTGCCCGTCTTAGCAGTAAGCATTTCCTTGTCATCTTTACTGAACAGGCAAATAGTTGCACTTCTGCGAACACCACCAGAGAGAACAGCATCTGACATGTGCATAACAAAATCATAAGCCGTGATGGGTCGAATTGGAATTTCATCTCCTGCTATCTTCGGTACACCACCTTTGCCAAGTTTAGCCGCAATCTTCAATTCGTTGTCCAGTAGTCGTTCACACTTAACTAGCGCATCCCTTAGCCCATCTGGACCGGGGGCTTTAAACCCACCTGAAATCAATGCACCTTTTGGGCGAATCTTACTAAAATCAAAATGTACTTGACAACCTTCGTACTCTGGGAAAGTACCACCACCTACAAAATAGCTTGATAGGAGAACACCAAAAGCATCTGCCCACCCCTCAATAGAGTCTGGGATAATAAATACTTTACTTTTCTTATCAAACCTTTTCTTGATCTTAGGGAGTTTTGCAATATGTTGGTGTTGAACTGAAAACCCCACCCCACAACCACAAAGAAGCATGTACATTGTCTCTTGGAAAAACCTTGCACGATCTGCTGGACTTACGCAGCAATTATACATCCGTGCTTCATGTTTAAACAGTTGTTCACCCCCGAATTGCAACGCTCTTTGTGCACCTAGCACACGTTTTTCTTTATACGCTTTTTCGGCAAAAGAGATAAGTTCCTCAAGTTGAGGTGCCATCTTGGTTTTGTACTTTTGTCGGTGCATGTTCATCACCCGACCTACCGCCTCATCCCAAGTTTCAAAACGATTTTCAACTTCATCCCAGCGGGAGTAACCCATAAAAAACTTACTCTCAGATAGCATCTTCTTGCCAATATTATCAATTTGTTGCATTAATTTCCTTTGTTGTTATAAATCTTACTCAATCTCTACCATTCCCTTGCTCTTGTAGAGGTCAGTCAAAATTCTGTTGTTCAAACTCTTATCCCTAGCCTCAACACTACTGTACGGACTACTCACCCAATTTTGATCGACTCGTTCATTACCAACCCACCGTGGGCAAGTGATAAGATTTCCGAAGCGATTACGATGTGTTACGTTCTGAATAGAACAGGGGTAGTTATAAATATCCATCCCTAAGTCATATAGCATCTTCTGAAATACATCCGGGTTCTCTTCAATAAATTCCTCTGTTATCCAGTCAGCGACCGTTTGAATCTCGCTAAGACTGATATAAACTATTGCCGCAATATTTAGGGCCATATTACTCCTTTATTCTTTTTAGGAAGAACGGCAGAACCTCAATTCTACCATATCTTCATGATAATTACAAGTTAATTCGGTTCTCAATCAACTTTCGGTGCTGAATAAAACCTTTCAGATTTGCACTCCAGAAGTAACCCTCTCGGTCAACATGGCTTACACCTTCTTCCCAAGGAAGATTAAACACACGGCTGATTAACCCTTGCTTTGTATTTTGCATTGCAATGCCCTGGTGCTCCGAAGGGGAAAAATGTGGTTTAGGCCCATCGAACAGTCGGTCATAAATTTGCATCGCTTTATCAAAAGAGTCATCAAGTTTTCTATATGAAATCTGCCCTGTACAACTGGCACTGATCTTCAAAGCGATGTCTAATCCAACCCTGCCTTCACCGGGAATGTAGTAATGCACATCCCTTGGATTATCACCAAAATCTGAAGGTTGTCTTTCAACGTAAGGGACATGTGCTTGTCCTGGGAATAACAGAAAAGGTGAACTATCCGCTTTAGCCGCTTTAATTTTCCGTGCAAGGTCAACAATCTCAGGTTGTGCTGCAGCAGGATCATCTCGAAGCCATTCAAAGTTATCCCACTCTGTACCAGACATTACAACCTTGATACGACTGTAAGCCTCTGTGCCTCGATTTGCCCACATCTTATGTAGACCAGCCTCTGAGAGTTTTCTGGATGAATCAAAAGCATTCCTTGCTGCTTCTATCCACAAGGCTTTAACTACTTTTAGTTCTTCACCCTCAAACTGTTCAGTAGCTGACATACCCCCTTTGTTCTTCCCCCATACAATAGGTGTTATAGGATCAGATTCATTGATACTTAAGACGGACTTAACAGGAACAGCCCTGGAAGATTGCGCATTCTTATTGAGCATCTTGTGTGTAAGCACCTCTGCCCAAATGTAGCGGTAAGTCTCAATCTCGTAAGTAATCAAGCGATTACCGGAAGTGTTAATGCTATCTTGGATTACTTTTACTGAATTAAAACTCATCCAATTTCACTTTCACTTACAATAAAACTACTCCGAGGGCTATTCAGATTCTTCAAATGAACCTTTTCATCTTCTAGCACTTCAACTACTTTGTAGTCTCCCCCTTTGTATTTCACTTCATCCCTTAGTTTATAGGTTTTCTTCTCAGAGGTTTTCTTGGGTTCTTTAGTCTTATCGCTCACTGCTTTGTTATCTTCTTTCATTTAGTTCCTTTCATGGTATTGTTAAACGTAATGCCAATCTCAGTTGGTTCTTTACTATTGACCATATTGTCAAGCCTTGCGTTAATCTCTTGCAACTCGATCAAAATTAAAGCGAGTGCTCCGTATACTTCTGCGTTACTCATCCCCTCATATCCCTTGTTGGCTTTAGGTGGAGGTGGCTTTGAATAAGTCGGTGGTGGGTTAGTGCCAATCTTTTGTGTCATTGTTTACTCCATTTCAAATACTTCTTTAGAACCTTTTGATCTACAGTTTTGCTGTCCTCCTGCTGACGGTCAAAGTACATAAGAAATAGTGCATTAGTAATCAAGTGAGCAAGGTGACTCTTACCTGTTTCACTATCAATTTTATTACCTGTTCTGTACTCCTTCATGTGCCTAAACAAAGCATCATTGAAGCGTTTCTGGGGATTATCTAGACGCTTCCAATTGCTGCCATCCTCTGCAGGATACTTAGTGTCACCAATCTCCAGAACTTCTACCACCTCTTCAAGATCAGGCCAGAAAGAATCCATATACCACCACTGGCGTTTATCTGAGTCATTTTTGATCCCTGTTGCTTCAATCATTAATCCTCCTTACTAAAACAGTCACTCAAATCATTCTCTACAAAGCTACTTGGTTTTAAGTACTTACCATTCATATCTCGGACCACATAGCGTTTGTAGTCAGAATTATAACCGAAAGTAGTATCCTTGTGTTTAACTTCGTTGTAAAACTTCTGTGTCTGTTTGACTTCTTCAATAGTTGTTGGAAACTTAGAGAGGTTATTATCAGCAGTCTTTACCATTGCTTTATCAACCCTTGCTCCTAGACGTTCTAGTTTACCGAGGTAACCAAAGACAGTTACTAAGATGTCTATACAAGCGTCTAACTCTTCTGCGAGGTCTTCAAAATCTAGAGAATCTTGTAGTTCTGCTACTTCACTTTGGATATAAGATAGTTGTTGTTTTCGGTACTTTGGTGTTACCTCTTTATCTTGTCCTGCCATCTCACAAGCACGTAAAGAGTTCTCATATAGATAGGTTAGTTCTTTCAATTTTCTTCCTTATAAATTAACATTGTTCTCTTACAATCTGATCATAAAACTCAGATCGATTTTCTGTAGTATACCACTCAAAGAATATTTTAGAAAACAGTGCAAGGTCTTGAATCTCAAAGGATAGTTCACATTCTATATAACCAGCAATCCCTTCAAAATCAAATCTTGGACTACTGCATTCATACTTATAAACAGCCTTTGAAAACTCACGCGATCTGAATGTTAGCATCCACATTAAGTGAGTATAGCAAGTATCATTGACAATTAGTCTCATCTTTCTGCTTCTCCTTATAAACTTCACAATCTTTAAACAAAACAAAGTTAAGATAACCTGTTTCGTTTTGCTCTCTAGTCCAGTATCTGTCTGTGTCTAGTCGGTACACTTGGAATACTTTTCCGATATTACCTCTATACCAAAAGAGGCTATCACTACAATTTGTTATTTTGATTTTCATCCCAACCTCTCTATTAAAAACTTAGTAGAAATAAAACTAGGATCAGCAAATCCATTCTTAGCATCATGAAGCATTACAACACCTCTGAAATGCAGATTACCAAATCCTGCATTCTTATAAGGCTCATCAAACAAGTAGCTAGCTCCAGCAACAATCCCTAGCCGCATTGTACCATCCATAACAGGTTGAATTGCTACTTCAAGTGTTTGTTTGTGACCAACACAGAAAGAACATCCTACATTCTTGAGCATTGACGCTGCTGTACCCCCGTAGGGTTTACCTGTCATCGGATGGCTAAGGTAATGTACAAAGTTGATACCTTGGATATTGATAGGTTTTAAATAATCTACAACTTCCCAGTCTTTCTCCAGTTCAAGCAAGTGATACCCAATAAAACCTTCAAATTCACTGTTGTTGCTAGGAACTCGTTGCAAACGTTCTTCGTGATTTCCTAAACAGAATACCATCCTGGGTTGATATGAAGGATCAGTCCTCTGGTAATCTCGTAGAGGTTTCAAGAACTTCTTCATTCCTTCTTTACCAGCAGCAATATCCTCAGCAAGCCTACGTCCTTCAAAACTTAGTTTACCCTTATCGTAAATTGACAGACTAGGCATATCATAGAAATCACCTATATTTACAACGACATCAGGTTTCTTGTCAACGATGTACTGACCAATCGCTGAAAGATAAGTAGTGTCTACACCTTTACGGACTTGACAGTCAGGCACGAAGAGAATCTTCAAGCCTTTCTTCTCAGTAGGTTCAGACTTTGTATTCTTGCTTCCCGAATTCAAAATGTTATTCACACTACTCTTTTTACTTTCTGACCCAAGGACAGCCTTAGCAATTTCCCTAGAAGATAACCCAAGTTTCTTTAGGGCTACAAATTTATCCTTTGTTTCTTGTGAATACAATGCTTATTCCTCCTCAGAATTAAAGTAAGTAACATTGTAATATTCTTCTTCTGTAACAAACCTATGCCCTGCAGCAAGATTGATACCTACACTGTCATTCTTCAAAAGATATCCACTACCACGGAGAAATCTTACAAATTGATCAAGGCTTTCATACCAAGTTTCTGACTCAAATTCGTGCGTGACAATAGTACCATCACCATCTGTGGATTGTAGTTTAAATTTCATGCTTGTTTCCTTTGTTGAATAATCTTCTTTACATCTTCATAACTAAACTTTCGAGTCATCAGGGCAGAACGAAAGAGTTTCTTACGCTCAGTAGCGTTACTTCCTTGAGGTTGCCCTAGTAAGTGCAGAACTTCTTTCTTTTGTCCTTCTGATAACTTGTTGAACAAAATCCCGGATTTCTTCAACCACTGATCATGCCTGAATCGTTTATCAACAGGGCGTTCTAGGAAACTTGCACACTTCCTCAAGAACTCACTGAGTGTACCGGGGAACCACCACGCACAATACCGTTTAAACGCATTCTCTAGTACTCCCAAGGCGCTATTAGCTGCTCTACTGGCTACCCCACGTACAAACATCTCATCGTCGTGAGCATGTTCCAAAACTGATTCACGCTTGTCTAGTGGCAGGCCAGTGATTACGCACTTGTTTCCTTGCTCTTTAAGGAGTAAATCTCGTACTTCTGCTTTATCCCTTGGGTTGTACAACTCTTTTGTCAATATAACTCCCCATCAAACCTAGTCATATCATATACCCTACCATCTTGGTATCCGAACTCAATTACTTCATCATTGTAACGGTATACACTAACGGAATAACCTCCTGTAAACTGCCCATCAGATTTCTCTATCAGTTGTCCGTTCTGTATACAATCTGCAAGTAAAATTGAAATGTAGGTAACATTAGAAGATTCTTCTTTCTTTGCTTGGCTTCTTTGAATTAACCCTTTAAAGAATTTACTGTCTAAGATTCCTTGCAATCGTTCCTGTTTAGCCCCAAAATTCTTAGACCAGTCTTGCAGGCTCTCAAAGTTATTCATATTTCAACCCCCAATCCTTTAAAAGCTTTCTTTAGGTCTATTCGGTCATTAGGCCATCTTTGTAGATGTGCTAAATCAAACATCTCACGCATCACATAAAACCAATCAATTTCAAGAGACTCGTTACGCCAATTTGTGATTACCTTCGGCTCAGGGTATAGATACTTAAAGTGATCCCTCATAGCAATAAAAGCTTCTGTGTCGTTCTTGCAGTCCTTGAGGGCGTTGTACGCTGTTACAGGACCATTCTCTTTGTCAGAGAAGCAATGTGCTCTGTAGTTGTCCGAATCGTCAGAGCTGCAAGCCTGGTAGTACTTAAACATCCTACCGTAACCATCGACACCATCTGGTCCCCTCCATAACTTACCAAAACCTCTGATCTTCTTCATATCCTGCTTGGTGTAATCATACCAGTCACCGTCACAACCTTTGTAGTCCTTTTCAGCAATAATCCCAAGCCACGGCTTCTTCTCTTTTAATGCGTTGTAAGCATCAGTCACGAGATGATCGTCACTCTCGGAACCGTTAGCTACTCTTGCATTATGATTTGAAATCACATAATCTCTACACGCTGCATGATGGACTGGTTTTGGTGCTGTTCTGTTTCCCTTATAGGGAAGTAAAGTAGCAATGTCAAGTCTAAAGTTTCCAGTTCCACCTACATAACCATAATAGTTCTTGCAATCAAACTTATCAAGAATAGCTCCAATAGTTACCTTGACTGTATGCAGTGCATTTTCTACAGGTTCAGGTGTCACTACATTCTGAATTTCAAAGTCTTCCAGAATAAAACCATCTTGACCAGATAACCACCCACCAGATTTCTTCTTGTCACGCCCATAGAATTCAGTGCGAGTACCAAAAGTAAAAACTTCTCCTGTAGGTTTGTGCAAACATGAAATACTATTCTTTTGGGCCATTGCAGAACTTCTGTGAATCACTGCATCGTAATCGAAGCATAAAATCTTACTCAATAGTCCCTCCTTTCTTCACAGAAAGACCCCGAAGGGTCAATCTTTAACTCCGAACCTCTTCAATAATCTCCTGAATCTCTTCAGACTGTGCAAGCAACTCACCAGTCTTTGCTGCACAGATCGCTTTTGCAACTTTGGCAAGCAGTGCAGATTTATAGCCAATTTTCTTGGCATCACCTTTCACTTCTTTCACCTCCTCATTGATCGAATCCTGTGCACTGTACAAACGCACTAAGCGTGCAACAATATCTTTTTGTGATTGATGTATCTTTTGTTCTTCAGCCACATTGTTCATAACTCCGTTATTCTCTTTCATTTTTAATTTCCTTTAAGTTAACGTTTCAACAATTTACCAAGCAGTAAATTAACTCCATACAACAAGTAATGCACACCCATAACAATTCCGACTGATATAAGTGTAAGAACACCTCCTACACCAAACACAATCAACATTAGGATTATTGAAAGGGTGTACTCAACTACCCAAGTGAATTTTTCGTAAGTACTCAATATAACTCCTTTGTTCCAAACTTGGTATTCATAATCACCGCCCTGGAATAACATACATTGCAACTTTGCGAACATGGACTTTTCTTTCCTTTCCATAAACCTCCAAGTCATTACACAGTTGTCGTGCTGTTGAGCGTGTACGGTAAACGTATACAGGATTAATAATCCCATCTGCTTCTACTGCCCATGCAATAATAGGAATTTCTCGTGCTGCCTTGCTAATGGCATTTTTAACTTTAGTACTTTGTTTCATTCTGTTTCCCCTTATACCAACTAAATGGATAGTCACATACATTACAACGATAGGCTTTGAACTCTAACGTTGTATAAAATTCACTCCAAGGTCTTAGTTCTTCACCATGAAGTTGTCTAGTATCTGTAGATTTACAGCATCTACAGACTTGATTAATCCCGTGAAGTAAGCCAGCACCAAAACTTAATGCGTCTGTACTCTTGATGTACTCATGTGCTGTACGGGAAACAATACTCGAAGTTACTGCCTGCATATTCCTTTACTTCTTAGGTTTGTTAGCCTTGTTATACTCTGCATTCTTACGCAGACGATCTGCTGCACGTTTCTTCTCCGCTTCGTTACGCCCTTTGGCTTCTTTGCGCATATCGTCCAAAATCTCTTGTTCACTCATTTTCACTTACCTCCTTGTTGGTTGTTCATCCGTTTAACCGCTTCATCGGTATCACGCTTCAAGTAAAACACTCGTGTGTTCTCGTAGGCTTCTGTGTCGAATGAGACGTGGAAGCCATTTACGAACTTAGCCACGTAGCGTTGTTTTGTGTTTTGCATAAAATCTCCTTTACAAAAATTATTCATTTACTCTAAGACCCTTATATTGGTTCCCGATGTTTGAATCGAACAAACATTGCCCCTTTAGAAGAGGGGTTTCTTTTCCGTTAGAAGAATCGGGAGTCAATCTAAAGGCCCTAGAGCCTGTTGTAAGCCCCCTAAACGATCTAGGCTAAGGGTGCGTACCTTGAACCTAGAAAGTCTAACTGAGGGCGTTTAAATCAGATCAGAACGGCAGGTCATCGTCCATGTCATCAAAGGTAGGTTTGGGTGCTGCCTTCTTCGGAACAACCTTAGCCTTTGCTTTCTCTGGCACTTTCACTTCACCACCATTACCATCATCTGCACCATCAGAATCATCATCTTGAGGTGTATCCCGTTGACTGTTGTCATACAAAGAATCAAGTTGTTTTTGAATCTTGCTGCCTTCGTAGTTAGATGCATCCTTCATGGTGTTTCGAATGTGATTACGAAGTTCCTTCAAGGAGTCTTCGTCATTATCACGATTGAAACCAGTTACATGCAACTTACCTTCGTAATCAATTTCTTTCTGACCACGAGACAAACCGCTTGCAAACTTGATGTATTCAGTAAAGTAGCTCTTGTTTCCTTTAGCTTCTTTATTGTACACCTGAACAGTCCAATTCACTGTCTTACCAAGAATCTCACCGATACGCTTAGTATCAAACACTTCCCCCGGTTTGATGATCTTAGAGGCCACTGCAATTTGATACGGTACGCTCTTTTGATCAAATGACCAATTACCAAGTTTCTTATTGGCCTTCAGAAACATTGGTCGTGCGACAATCATTCCCAAGTTCTCTTGATAGAAATTACCCCCAAGCCACATCCGCAAGGGTTTTGTTTGACCAGAGGTATCGCCAAAGAACTGCCCATGATCAAGCTGAATCTCAGGGAAGTCCACTGCAATAGCAACAGCTTGAATGGGCTTCTGAGGGTAGCACTTAAACCGTGCCATCTTCTTTGTTTCTTGATTCAATTGAGTCTTGAAATAAGTCCCTGGATTCTTTTCAATCTCAAGTGCTTCATCATCTTCATCGCCAGTGAATACAAACTCTGCATCTGGTTGTTTTTGTACACCCAGATCGGCCATGAAAGTAATCACACCTTGCATCACTTCCCTGTTTTCCAGATTAGCTGTCTCAATGATGTACTGATGATAAGCATCCCAGTCAACATTAGATTGCTTCTTACCCGCACTCTGTGCTGCACCATAAACTTCAAACATATTTTCTCCTTTAAGTTAAGCACGTTTTTACCGCAGAACGTTCATAACTGCTTTGTCCTCTTTACAGTAGAAGGACTAACTACATAAATTTCTAACTAAATAGGAAACTTGGTGCAAGCGGAAGGACTTGAACCTTCAACCGAGTTTTACTCGGACGGGATTTCACCGTATGTCTACCAATTCCACCACACTTGCTAAAAATGGTCAGGATTTACCCCTGTATTCTAAGAACTTAATCTTGAGTCAAAGGGCCTATTGGTTCAACTCGTTTTTCCTGATGTCGTTACGACTTCCGAGATTATCGGAGAATGACTCCGAAGCATTTAAATATAGTCTTATTTCAGTCAAGCCGAACAGTCGAACCCCTAAAGAACAACCCAGCACAAACTACACCAGACACTTCCTTACCAGTTGGTCCTTTTGCTGTAAATTTGTCGTGGTACGTATCATCTTTTGAGCAGTTCAACCAGTCATACCCGCCCATACGAATGTCTGTATAACCTTGTGATTCAAGAACTTTTAGAGCGTGATCAGGTTGTGTACAACCAGCAGAGAGTAGCGCAATAGCTGCGATAACTAACAATTGTTTCATCTTATTTCCTTTCGTGTTTGTTAAACCGAATTATAGCACAGATTTTGTAACTTTACTCATCGGTATTCTCCTTTTTCTCTCTTTGTATCATTTCCACAACATACATAGGTAAACTCCTTACATAACCCGCTTGAAGTTCTTCTTCAAAAGCACCTAGAATCCTTGCTTCATGTTCTTCGTATTCTACTTCATAAACCCACCAAGGGAGACATGCTAATGACATTATTTCAACTCTTCTGGAACGTCCGGCACACGTTTGTAATCCCACCACTCAGAGCCATCATACTCACCACGAGAACTCCAAGTTCCATCTGTGTACCAAATTAAACCGTAGAGTTCTTGACCACCAAAACCTGAGTCATAGTCAAAGTCTAACTTCCTTAGAAAACTCCGGTATTCAGTTCCGGTATAACCCTGTTTAAGCAAGAACTTAGTACCGTACTCCTCACACTCACTTCCATGAGAGACTTTAGCACAAAGAATCTTTCGGTCTTTAACGTGTTTAATAAATTCATCTTTAGCATTAGTATCTGACATAATTATTCCTTTTCAAACAGTTGCGGCGTAAACCCATCAAGAATAAAAATCCTCTCTGGCATAGAAAGAGTTGAAGTCTTGTTATTGACCTTATCTTTTTCTTCTTCAGTCATTTCAAGATGCGCTTCAAGCTTCTTGTCCCACTTTATGTACTTCCAAGGAACTGTTAATCCAGACGCAAATGTATGTATACCATCGGCCCAATGTCCATAAGATGATTCAAGTTTAGTAGCCTTAATCTTATCCTTAAGTACTTCCTTCACTTGGTATACAGCAAGATTCGCTGATCGTCCAACGGTAAGAGCATAGCAGATGTAATGTCCAACTTGGACTTCTCTTTGTAGTACATCTTTCATGCGCATACTCCTATTTTAAAGCTTTTCAGTTTTTTATTGATTATTTCTTGCCTGCGGGACAGTAAACCTTCAAGTGTGCTTGCAGAGAACCTCACTTCAACAGGAGGAATCCAATCATTAGCACTCTTTGAAGATTGAGCAAACCAAATAGAGTGATGGTATTTATCGTCATAGTCAGTCTTTTCCCAAATCATTTTATTCCATTTCTAAATTAAGTTTATCAATTGAATTATCCCAGCAAACCAAGGCTAGAGCCATCAGGTCACATCTCTGAATGAAGAAACGTTGGACGATTTCCCCTGATTGAGTTATCTTTAGTATACAGGAAAACTTGTTGTTGTATAGGTATTTGAAAGGTTTTTGCATAAGTTTAGTTCCTTGTCAATCAAGTCAGTGATGTCCCTCCTGCTTCTCTTATTGATAATACTACTGATTGTAGTACGTGAACGTCCAATCCGTCTACCTACTTCAGATATGCCCTCTTTACCAGTGACCACAGAAGTGTAGACATCTCTGACTTCTTCTGGTGTTAAGTATACCACAGGACCAACATCATAACGCTTTTGCATTCTTCCATTTTTGTGTGCCTCTGCAATGTTGTATGGTTTACTTGCCCATTCTAAATTATCAACATGATTGTTAGATTTATCACAATCTATGTGGTTTACTTGTGGCAAGTTTTCTGGATTTTCAAGAAACATCATTGCGACTAAGCGATGCACATACTCCCTCTGACTTTTGCACACACCATCCTTCTTATATGGGTAAAGATACGCAGATAGATAGCCCATTCCATTATCAGACAGTAGCATTTCCGCCCCTTCTGCGTCTAGGACTTTACCCTCCTTAGTGATCCACTTATCTACAACTCTACCTTTAAAAATTATTTGTTTCATCTTTTTCCTTTTTATTAATGGCAATTTGCCCAACTGGTTCCCAAAACATAATCAGCGGATAAAGGACAATTTAGTTTATAAAACTCCGTTGTCTCTCTTACAGCCTCTACTACTAATTGCCCAGGTAAACTATAGGCTGTGAACCAACCACCTTTTGGACTTTCATGAGTCTCAGCCCAAATTAACCCATTAGTCTCATATTGTTCCTTTCGGAACTCGTTACATTCTTCCTTGCTGGCAAAAGTTTTAAATTTCACCAACTTCTTGGACACTTCGATTTGCGCCTCATCCAACAGTTCAGAGAGTTCGTTAATCTCTCCCGCAACTTTACTTGCAGCCTTACGGTTTCCCGCAGGATCGGACTATCTCACGATCTTACTTAGTAAGACCTCTTCCATTTCGATTGCACTTGCAACCTACTCCCTCTCGGGATAGTCTCTGAAGGTTCCTATTTCTAGGCTTCCCTGCTGATTGACATAGGCTTTCGCCCTTAGTTTTCCAGCAATTAAAAAGATTTTTCGATGTACCTCACGATACAAAGCCACAATTATTTATGGTAGGCTATCATCTGTTGTGCCCACAACTTGTTCTTCCAATCCTCCGTCCAGAAGTCTACTAGTAGTCCATGCTCTCGCATCTTCCGCTCCCAGATAATCATCGTCTTCTTTGCACAAATAACACCAGCAGACTGAAATAAACTATTTAAGATGGCATGTGCAGCACGAGTAGGAACCTTTCTATTATCCATAGTAAGGATGTACTTTTTATCGTTACTCTCCCAGTGCTTTTGCAAGGCATCTTTTAGTCTCTTTAGTGGTGCTGCAGCTTGCCAGAAGGCATCAAAGACTTGCTGACCTACCTGCAAATCTGAACCAATTGTCTTAGCAACCTTAGCTGCTTGTGCCCCATAGGTACAACCATATTTTACGCTCTTTGCAGGGCCACGTTCAAACTTACTTCCAATGATCCCTGAAATCTTCTGGCTCATCTTAGTATGAACATCATTAGGCTTTTCTTGTAGAAGAGATGTGCAATACTCTCTAGTGCCTTCTTCATTAGGACTTTCATACTTAAAACAATAGTGCGCTTCAATAACAGCCTCAAGACTAGCAAAATCGTAACCAATCTGGTAGCAATCTTCTGGATCAGCCATAAACATAGCCCTCATAGGCTCCCCATAAAGGGAAGTTACACGAGCAATGTTTGCTACTAATTTGTGCTTCATGCGTGAGGTAGCACATCCACAAGTATCCGCTGGAGTTGGGATTCGTCCGTCTGCCCTTACAGCAGATATAAAGCCCTTCTCAGCATCTTCCTCATCGTCCCAATCAGCACCACCCCCAAGGATAGAATTACGCCTATGCTTATACGTCAAGTATTTCACAATATCAGTAGCAAACGGGAACTTCTCTCCAAGTGCCTCAAGGTGCGTACACATTTCCTTGTCCTGGCCTTTAGTAAAACTAGGATTAGTACGTACCCTCATACCCCTACCATTCTTAACAGAAAGTAATTTACTTTTTAGGGTACGAGGGGTACATTCTAAGAACTCACAACGATCTTCCATGAGGCTAGAGTTCAAAGTCTGTTCTACGTACTTATCTACCGTCTTGGTATACTCCTCTTGTGTTAGTTTAATCTTAGTTCCAGTCTTCAGGGTTAGGTCTTTTTCCTTGTACTCTGATGGCGACCATCCTAGACTAACCAACCACTCTTTGATGTGAGTAGTATCATTTAAGGTAGCAGGGACTTCTGTTACTAAGGCTTTTCCTTCTTCTAATGGAAGTTCATAAGTCTTACCTTGGAATTCAATACCAATAACCTTACCATCTTGCTCAATCTTCTTAGCTTGCAACTTCTCAATGAAGTTCTCCATGTGATGTGACAAAGAACCATCCTTCTTGTATTGATTCTTTGGAGGCGTGAAGTCCTTCATGAACCCCTTGGTAGCAGTCTTAGGTGGAAGAATAGGTTCAACCTTAATACGTGCCTCATGCATCATTACATCAAGTTCTTTAACATTCTTTTCCGCAAGTTCTGCATCAAAAGCAAACCCCCGGTGGGCTTGTCGCGTAATGATATCGGCAATGCACTTCTCTGTAGTGATAGCACTACTCCAATCATGATTACCCTTTTCCTTCATCAAGTAGCTATAGACGGACTTATTAGACTTCAAATCAAACAGATTGTAATGCAACATGTCCGCAGCAAAGTGCTTAAACCGAAGGTCTTTAGACATTCCATAACGAAACTCTTTCTTCTGCACACCTCCTGCCTGCTTGGCTACATTCTCAAGACTATGCCCACCGATACGATCTGGATTAAGTACTTTTGAAAGGATCATTGTGTCAACGTGTTCCACAATATTACCTGCCCACGTATCGCCTTCTTCCCGTACGGAATAGTCAAGACCAAAGTAAGCCTTATACGCAAGCAAGTCATAGTTGATGCCATTGTGTGCAATAGCTTTATTAATCTTTCGCTTCTTGATGTAATCCTTAAACTTTGCAAGTGGAAAATGCTTGTATTCCAACGGCTCGTAATCCTCCAGCCTGTATTCCACGCCTTCAATTTCTTGACTGTGAGTTCTTCCGTCTAGAATAATTTTAGGACCATCGTAAAATGCAATAAACTCTTGACTTGGAAACTCTTGAACAGACACGATGTGCATCTTAAAAGAGTCCTTGAGTTTCCAAGGACTTGCTGTGTAGTCTACTGTACTATCATCCAAAAGCCCAGAGGCTTCTGCATCATGCACAATATCTACAGTTTCATTCATGTCCATCTAAATTCCTTTTTAAAAATTATCAGAACCTCCATCATCCAATACCACTTCCCATGTATCTGGATTAAGCGTGAAAACATCCGCGATCCCTAAAGAATCCCCAAACCGGGTTTTCAGAACTTTAATTCTAACACGTCCTCGTGAGAAGTCAGGAAGAATTTCAGGTTCAATACCTAAAATATTCCAACTACATTGCTCCAACGCTGCGCTACCCCGTGCAGATTCTTTACGCACATTAACCCAGAATGGTTCTCCTTCTTTTCCTTTTGGTGGAAGAAATTGTGCAGAGTCCGTTCTATTAATGTGACACACAACTATCAAGTGGACCGAGTTGGCCGCACAGAAACTTGCAAGTGCAGTCATCACCATGTCCAACTCTTTTCGTTCGTTTTCTACTTCATTCCCGGACACGACCATCGAAAGATGATCCAGTAGAATGTACTTACAACCTTCTACAAGAACCATGTGCTTGACTTTAGACATCAAGCTATCAATTGGCATACTTCCGAAGTGGTCTAAAAGCACAAGTTGATTATTACCCGTAATCTTATCGTAAACTTCCTTGATTGCTTCCCGTGAAGATACAGAGAGGGGGTTTCGTTTAAACTTTAAATAATTAACTTTCAGCTCTGCTGCAATCAATCGCTGAAAAGTATCCTTGTTACCTTCCTCTAGGAAGATCATCCCAACCTTGTGGCCTGCTTTCATGAAATTGTCCGCAAGAATAGAACATACAGTTGATTTTCCGACGCCTACCGGGGCAAGAATCATTGTGAGTTCCTTTTCGCGGAACCCGTAGAGCCTCTCCATCAGCTTTGGGAAGCAATCAATCATAACACCCTTTGGCTGTTCTTCAATGAGCGTATCAAAACTAATCTCAGATGCCCGTACAATCTTCTCAGTGCTAAACACCTTCTTCCCAAACTGCACCAGTTTAGCCAACTCAGAAGATTTCCCAGCTTGCAAATAATCAGAAGCATCCTTAAAGCCATCTTGAGCCGTTACAGTCATCATAGATAACCCAGAATCAATCAAAGCCCCTGCCACAGCCTCCCGAGCCTCATGGCCTTTCATGATGCCTTTCTTAGTCTCTGCTGGTGTGCAGTGATCATCATCAAAATAAATAGTCAGAGCGTCGTGAGATGTCACGTAGGCTTCATTGTGAAGGATAGCTTCTACTGCGTTCTTTGTGCCCAAAGGGATAGAAACTACTTGAGGTTCCATACCTTCGTACTTAGTACCCTTTACACTATCTACAAGTGCTTGAAATGTGCTAGCACAATCCCAGGCCCCTTCAGTGCAAACTAGGTTAACACGCTTGCGGTTAATACTTTCAGCCACATCCTGACCGAAGAGCTTATTCTGGATATTTACAGAACCTACTGCTGTCCAGTGACCATCTTCCTCTTTACCCTTTGTAATGTCCTGCTTCATGAAGCCAACAACTTGTCCCTTTTGATTATAAGAAGGAAAGTAATAAGCCTCTACAGTCTTCCCATCTTTCTCAGATAAAGCTGCACGGATGCCAAAGCGTTCACAAGTCTCCTTACGAACCTTACGATCCTTCGCTTCTACAAACGGGTACTTGAGAACTTCTTTTACTGTTTCTTTTGGTGTAGTTTTTTGCACTGCACTCCTTTCGTTGAACTTTCGATCATAACTCATTAAACCCCCTAACTCACATGCGGTGTAACATACATCCACAATTCAATATCATCCCTACGAAGAATGTCTGGTATAGTATCATCTACATGATTTACTTCACACCCGAGAACATACTGATCCTTACCCCGGCAAGGAATCTCCACCCCAACAATCCAGGAATCAATCTCTGAATCATAGTAAGGGCTGGCGTAGTCTAGTTCACCGTTATCCACCATATATTGTACTGTACCTTTTATTTCTTCTGGTAGATATTTGTAGCGAATCCCATATATTAGTTTAGCTGCAATACTCATAATCCTCTCCTTTCAACCACTCCTGAATAGCTTCTGCTGCATTCTCCAAATACTCTAACCGCTCCTCTTCATCATCAAAGCACCCCTTCCAAGCATCATCAAAAATACAAGAGTAGACTTCTTCTCCGAACACACCAGGGCACTCCACACTGAGCCTTCCACCACGTAGACGAACATACCCTACTTGATAGCGTTTATAATCCTTAACCAAGACTACATCGTATTGTTCAGGACAAGCACTACATGTAAGAATAAAATCAAGGTTATCGAAAGTATATGCAGCACTGCTTAGTACGTAGAATATATTATCGTAGATTTCAAGATTCTTCATTTTTACCTTCTTTCTCCAGAATAGCCTTGTAAGCAAAGTACAGATACTCAAGTTCGGAATAATCCAAGTTAAATGTATGATCAGGATTAACCGATGTATAACTCTTAGTCTTTACATAGTATCCATTACCGTTATCCTTAAGGAGCATTAAGTCTTCTACAAAATGAGAGTATCCTTCTCCTGCTTGAACTTTAATCTTATCACCTTTGATTTTTACTTTGACTGTCATATTATCCAATCCATTTCTCTGTTTCACTTGTTTGATTCAACATTCGTTGAATCTCTCATAATAAGGTTTCTCCAAAAACAACCACAGTTTCTCAACTTCTTGTTCAATCTCCTGAATAGTACTACTTTCATTTATCAATAGAGTAATATTTAAAGTAATATCATCTCGTCTTTGAAACTGCACTTCAGGCTGATAACTCCAAGCAGATAACTCAGGATTATTCCTATAGAACTCAAATTTTCTGTTGTCATAAGCCCATACGTCAAGGAAATACTTCTTACCTTCGGTATCATCAAAACGTTTCTGCAAGAGGAAATCTGCGTGATTTAGATTCTTACCGTCATAACGCTTATAGCCAGCGTCAAGCCAATTTTGTACTGTTAGCATGGTTGTTCCTTACTTCTTACAACCACTACAACGACATTCCCACTGTGGACGATCACAAAATGGACATCTCCAAGTAAATAATCCTTTCATACAAGCCCCTTCCTATATTCTATTTCATCAACAAACATATCCCGGATATGCTCAGAGATATGCCACTGTGTTTCAAGGATAGATTCGATGTGATCTGTGTGCATTTCCTTTAAAAGCAACCACTTAATAGGTTGATCTCCACTAGGCCCACGAGTCCCCCAAAAGAAGGATTCCCGCTTCTTCTCGTGAGAATCATCAGAATACACACAAAGGTTATCCCAGTCTACTGAACGTGATCCACCAAGTCGTGCATAATCCCCAATACCACCATCGAGGAAGTTTCCATCCTCATCCATTACAAAATCGTGTCTGTGTTTACTCTGGAGAATTTCACCAGTTGGTGTACGCCAAATATTAGCAATTAGTTTACGTTCTTGAATATCTTCCATATCAATCCCTCACGACTTGCATAACCATAGTTGCTGCTTGACAAAGCATCTGTACTTCCATAGGATGTAACTCGCTGAACTTTCGCTTCACACCAAACTTCAGAGCAATCGCATCATACATCTTCTCTATCTCTGACCGTGTATCTTGTGTATCTTCACTCATTTTGAGTCTCCTTTAATGTCATCCCAAGAAAACTCCCCGAATCCCTCGTTGTAAATATCAACCCAACCTGCACCCATAAAGTCCCTGCCAGCCATGCACTGTTTAAGGCAGTAGTGAAAATCATGAAAAGTTTCAATAACGTCTTCACGACCATATCTGCACTTAGCAATGTATTTGCCATCAATAAAGTACAAGTGCAATTCTGATTTCATTCCAGTGTTGAAATCAAGATACCACTCTCCTTTGTAGTCCTTGCTGATTGTAATAGGTACACCACAAATCTCAATAAGTCTCAGTGGCATATTGTGCAGAATGCTCATGATACTTCCTTTCGTTCCAAAAACTTCCTCTTAATCTCCTCCTGAAAAGCAGGAGACACAACAAACTTCATTGTCATCCCAGCAGGAACTTCATAATCCTTTCCCGTAAGCCCTGAGTGCATCACCCTTGGCTTGCTGTATTTTGGACTGAACGTGCCAAATCCTGTAAGACTAACCTGATACCCTTCAAGCATAAGTTCTTCAATCGTCTTACGAAAGATATCCAAGAAATCCTGACACTCGTAGATAGTGTACATCTTTTCGGATGCATTTGACATAGCCTTTGCTAGGTCTTTTGGGAAAATTTTGGTTGTCATTTACCCTTCACCTCGTGCAACAGTGAGTATGTTTGATCCATGCACTTTACAGATTCGTTACCATCAGCCATTACATTAATATACGCAATATTCTCTACTGAACCACAGAATTTAATAGCCCGATGTATATCAAAGTTACTAGTTTGCTGGTAACAACCACTTAGACTAGCACAAGTGACTAAAATAATAATAAAAGATTTCATATATTTACTCCTCAAGGATAACCTCCATTCCTTCAAAGATCAAATAATCTGCTTTTTCTTTCTCTGCTTGATAGGAAAGATATTGACTGAAGTACTTATCAAGTACCATGAACTCCTCCTTTGTCAACACAAGTTTATTCGGGGCTTTTCCTGTGATTGTTTCATACCTCTCAGAGATTTCTAAAATGTCTTTGATTAACTTCTCTGCTGTAAGTACAGGTTTTTCGTAATATACTTTCATAATTGTACTCCTTCATCTTGCATTTTCATTTTGGTTCCTCAAGAAAGCAGTTTTTTGGATTAGCAGTATATAGTCTAAGTGTAGGGTCTTCACAAGAAAAAGAAGTTGTACCGCAAGGCCAGAAGTACACAAATTTTCCATCAAACTTATTAAAATGCCGTTTATATAAATCTAAGTAATGACTATCTCGAATCCAAATCGGTGCATCCACTTTAACTTTACTCCAATCTACTACTGGGATTTCTTCAATGGCTTTACTGGAATCAAATGGGTCTTTACCGTAAGCATCGAGGTATAGTACACCTTCACCTCCAGACTCACCCCGATATAGACCAATACAAGGTATATGGGTATCTTCCCTATCTGTGCAAATAATCCTAACAGATTCATGCGTACCAGTCCTGCGGTATTTCTTACCCATTTCAACTTTTACAGCGTTCGCAACTTTGTTGTTCTCTTGCATATTCTTCCCCTTTTCTTCGTATTTAACAAATCGGCTAGCTAGCCATCCTTTGTGAACTCTCTTATCAGACTCAGATAAATACACATAAGTATACCCCATGTTTTCACGGATATCGTGCACTACATGAACAGAACCAATCAGCAGAGCAGCGTCAGGCTCCACTACAATTACCTTATCACCAACTTTAAAATCTTGCATTGTTTATTCTCCTTTATTCAACGGATTACGATGTGAGTTCTCTCCACCTTTTTGGAAAGACGCTTCAAATTCTACCACAGCTTCTTCAAAAGCTTCCCAGTCAATTTCTTCTACCTGTACTTCATCCCACTGTGAAGGCCACCATGTTGCGCTGTGTGTATTAACCCATGCTGGGGTGTAATTCTCACGACTGACATTAGTTTTTACAAAAGTCCCTTTCTTCTCTCGAAAGAATTCTAGGATTGATTGCATGTTTACTCCTTCACTTGATTACGTGCAATCTCAAGTAATCCGTGATCTGCCTTGGTCAGAACATCAAGAAGCAGTCGCTTCTCTTCAAGATAAACTTCAGCAAACTTAGGATCATGCTTTACGATAGAACTTGTGTTACTAATCAAATCAGCAACTTTAATTGTCTGTATCCAATCTGGTGCAGTACAAAGCCTTGCACGAGATGCAGCCTTGCGTTCTTTACGATTTCCTTGTTCAAGGTCTGATAGCATCATAACACCTTTTGTAACTGTATTATCGAAGAAGTAATACAATTGCTGTTCGGTAACATCACAATCCTCTACACAATCATGTAACCATGCTACCGCAACACTGTATTTATCTTTACAAACTGTAGAAACAATCCCTGCAACTTCTGCAAGATGATCTGTGTATGGATTTCCTGTGTACTTTCGTACTTGCTCCTTGTGAACTTCTCGTGCAAATTGCATTGCTCTAAAAGCTAACGTCATAGTGTTTACTCCTTATTCAATTGAAACTGTCTCTGCATTATACCAGCTTCTTTCAATAAATCAAGACCTGATGTGTCCCTATATGTTTCTTGCCACGTTACCTGTGTTACACCTGCAGCAATCATGTTTGAGCAGCAATGCCTACAAGGAATGTGCGTTACCCACATTTTAGAGTTCTTTGTACTAACACCCTCAAGACACGACTTATTAAGGCACTGCTGTTCTGCATGAATAACTTCTTTTTTGGTAACAAGTTCTCTTGTACTCTCATCAAGCAGTTCAAGTTCATTCCCTAATTGAGTAGGAAGTCCATTTGTAGCCCCAATCATGACACCGGATTCAAGAACGAGACAAGCCCCAACTTTGAGTCTTTTTCCTTTAGAGAGTCTAGCGTGCAGCCATGCTACTCCCATGTAAACAGAGTCAGTCTCTTGTTGTGTTGGCATTTAATCCTCCGTGCATTCATAATCCAGCAACACAGTGCTGTAAGGTTCTGACTCTTGCCACTCTTTTTGGCATTCACGAGCCTTATCAAAGTCCAAGAAGTACACATACCCAACTCCACCGCCACCCTCACAGAGTTTGTAAACACTATAGAATTCCATAATAAATCCTCCTATGTCCACATCGAAGACAGGTAACACCCAAAAAGTCTATGCCCATTTTCCATCCTTTTGTTATTCTCTTGGTACTTATCAAAGTCATGACCAGATGCACCAAACCCGTACTTTTCTTCCCAATCAGGATCAAAACTCCAGGTCATTTCATCTAGTACCCACGACCAAGCCTCTTCACTGAAGGTATCTGTAAAATCTCCTAGTGTTCCATAAGTGCTATGTAGTTCTTCAGGAACATCTGCTTTGTCTACTGCTGGTGTTCCAGCTTTGGCTTCTTTGAGTTTGATCAGCATTGGATGAATGATATAGCACAAAGTGCTATCCATAGAAAATAAATCATAATCATCAATCCTAACTTTGATCTTGCGCTTCTTTTTGGAATGCAACCATTCACATACTTCAGCAAACACTGATTCGTTACCATTCTTATCAGTTGCTAACCACTTACCAAATTGATGCACGCTTTCATCTTTCTCTTCATCTTTCCAAAACAGAATCAATTTTGCAATTTGGTAGGGACCGTACCACGGCACGTAATCTCCAATATGTACTTTCATTTAAACCCTTTCTATTTAATTATTTACTATCTAAGCTACACACCCCTTACCTTGTACCTAAACAAGGCTTGTAGGGGTTATAAAGTGCCTTGCTGATCCTCTAACCAATAGCCGCAATCTTATGCTTCAACCGATGTTGCAATTCTGCTAATTTCTTCAAGTAAGCCTTAACTTCTCGGTGCTCTTTGAAAAGATGGCTACGCCCGATATCACCAACTTCATACATGAGTGCTTCTTCTTTGATCTCTTTTCGTACTTGATCAACTACTCGGATATTCCTTGCTAGAACACTTTGAAGTAATTGAAGTTCACGTTGGCTCAAATAAGCCGAATCATTAGGATAGTAACCAAATCTTGAACGATCTGTATACGTGTACCAATATTCTTGTTCATCATTCCAGATTGGCTGGAAGAATGATTTAAAGAAATTACGGATGGGTTGAAATGGTTTTTGCGTAGTGTTCATAGTGTTCTCCTTAATTTAGTGATGAAGTTTTATGCTGATCTAGATGTTGTACTGAGTGCTACATCAAAAGTATTTTCAATGTTAGCACGAAGATTACGCACTAACCCGTCATCCATATAATTGTACCAGTCTTCAATATCCCACACAATGCTTTTACTCTGCAACTCATCCCATAAATCAACGTCAGAAATATTTGATTTAACTTCTAATGCATTCTCAGGATTCAGGAATACAACCCAATGCGCCCATTTAATGAGGTTTGCTGATAGAGGAATCAACGCATAATGCAAATGACTGCCTGCACTACGGGCATTGACCCCGTATTCTGCTGCAATACGTGCTGCTGTTGGCGAACGTAACATCCCAGCCGAACAGACAAACACAATGCGAGTGTCTATACCTTGTGAACGGTTATTAAATGGACAACCGTTTGTCTTGAAAATATCTTCTGTCTTAGTCATCTTAATCCTTTACTTTGGGCTAATGTTTTTACTTCTTCAAAAGGTTTTCTGGTTGTACTTCATAAATTGCGTAGAGGTCTTCTTTCCTGTAATAGCTTCCCTCTGAACAGCTTTCATTTATGTAGATTCTATCTGCATATTCTTCATATACCGTATGAAGCCAACGTAGGTTTGTGTCATATTTTGGAACCACAACAACCCTCTTCCCGACTAACGTAGGAACAAAAGGTCGAGTTACTGCAGCTTCAATCTTTGGTTCTGAGAAGAATAGTGTACGAGGTCTACCGTCATCAATATTTCCACCTTTTCTATAAGTTTCATAGTTACCCTCAACAAACTCCACATGTATCGGGTAGTAGTCATTTTCATAGATGTTGATGACCTTACCCTCTCCAATAGCAACATCCCACACAACATCACCAACCTGAAACTCGTCTTGCTCTGGGTTTGTATCTTCTTTACTCTTGTGCATTTTATTCTCCTTAAAACAGTTTAAGAAATCACAGGACAGATATCATAGTTTCCGCAAGGGTTTCTGTCAAGTATCCTCATTAAATCCCATGTAGCAAATTCCAGTGTTGCGTAAGAACGACGAAGGCCACATTGTTTACCTGCGTAAGTGCTATGTGCACTATAACTTACGTGACACCCAATTTTAGGGTCGTCTTCAAAGTGTGACTCCCAAGCACCATCTGCTGCATGTTTGACAATAATATAACTCATGTGATTCCTTAAAACAGTTTATGAAAATCCTTGGGGTAAACCCAAGAAATACCCTTGAAAGCCTCTTTGACTTCTTTCTTGGTGCAGTACATCCTGCCGGAGCGTACATCCCAGCACCCACCAACATATCCAAACCAGCAATTATCATGTTTAACACCAATCCAGGGCTCATCTGGATCATACCTCACAACCCACTCTCCTGTCAAGATTCCTTCTGTGTCGTAGATGATAGCACCTTCACTCTGTGCTTGCTTGATTTTATCAACAAGGATTAGAGCGTATAGGAATGCTTCATACGAAGTCTTGTTGTGGAAGTATTCTGGTTTTAGTATTTGCATAATTTACCCTTTCTGTAAAAATCTCTTTACCACAACCTGCACAGTTAAAACCTTTGTAGATATCATAGTCTCCAAGATAGTCATAGTTCGTATTGATATCTCGAAGATCATTTGGAGTGAACTCATTAATTGCAGTACAACTCTTGCAAGTGTAATGTTTATCCATACTGGTTTCATAACCTATGACTTTCGGCATAATTTACTCCTTAACTTTAGTTTTGTATTAATCGTCATAACCTTCTTGTGAAAACATTACGGTATTGAACCCTACATTGAATCCCGCAAGGAATACATATGAACAATTGCACTTCGTAATTTTGTCCTTGCTCCAACCCTTTTTCAAGTGCAAATTTTCTGTCATGGTCATAACCGTTGTCATTTAGGAATTTTACTTTCGTTCCTTTAAGTGCATAGATATCCATAATTTACTCCTTCTGTATCGTTCGTAGCAAAGCTACTCACTTAAATTAAAACAAAGATTTGTATTTTTCATTATTCCATTCAGTCTGCCACTTTGGTATCCCTCTCATTAAATCCTGTAACTCTTCTGTGCAAAGCGGCACCAACGGTGAGGACAGCTCTGCTGGCCGAAGGCCATCCGGCGGTGTTGCTGCCTTGTTAGCGGCCTTCTTCAGTACAGCACTAGCTTGGTTAGCTATCTTTTGCTCATCCCCTGTCATTCTAACAAAGGGATTGTGCTTTGCAAGAGAACGTGATGCGTCTAGGGCTTGTTGCAAGGATACAACTTTGTTGTGTCCGCTATGTAGGTTCATTCTAATACTTCCTGTACTTCACGGAAAGAGAGTTGCCAAACAGACTCAATGTTGTCCACTCCGAGAAGCACGGGATTGGAGGTACTTGGGCTATAGACTTCCCATTCCCATGTACCATTCTTGACGCTGAACTTTGTAAATTCAGCAGTCATAGAGATGCCGGATTTGTAGTTGATTTGGATTGTATAGACTTTCATGAAGGTTCCTCTCAGTTGGTTTGTTGATATGCTTAAATTATGCACGAATCTTAGGATGGTGTCAAGCCATTTGATTGCAGCAGATAAGCAGATGGACAATCAGGGCAAGTCATCGTAGTTCCAGGTTCTGGTCCCATAACTTCACCATAACCACCATTACAGCAGTTGTTTCCGCATGTACCGCAAATCACTATCTCTGCTTCACAGAAGTCACACCACGACCAACGATGTGCTTGGGGTAGGTAAGTTCCTTGTTCTGCTGTTGGTGTCATTTCTTCTCCTTTGTACATTGATATTTGCAGTGTAACACACCTTTTTCTGGTCGTCAACAGAAATTTTACTTGCAGGACGTGTCTCATTTATGCTATCATAGCACCTTTAAAGAAAGGAGGTCAAGTGAAATGAGTGTTGTTTGTTTACGACAATTATAGAGATTTATTTGTCTAAAAATTCAGCTCTAGCGTTGAAAGTTCCACATGATCTTGTGGGATTGTTTCCTTATATGGGTACACCGAAGGGACGAGGATGTCCGTCTGCTTGTGTTATACTCTTGTTTTTATCGTAACAAGGAGGAATGCGATTGCGATGTTCAACACTAAACTACTCACTTATGACATAACCATACCACAACATGTAAGAAACAAACTAAGAAAATTTAGGTACAAAGACACTGTAGTGTTAGGTGTAGTCATCACTAATCTTTTAGCAGGTATACGAAAGAATAATGCTATTGTGTATTCTAGAAACAAAGGATCGAACTCCACTACAACCAAGAGAGGCATTTCTGTATGGCAAGTCATGAACGCTGTTGACTTTCTTGAAGAACAGGGCTACATTACTAACTTGGTTGGCAGAGGCTCACCCATTCCTGAAAACCGTACTATTAGTACAATCCTACCAACGGAGAAATTTATGAAAGAATTCCCTATCCTGTCTGAAATTGAGATGGAGGAGACTGAACGTGCCTACCTTGAGGCTGTAGAAAGCATTATTCTTAGGAACAAAGAAAAGGAGCCTGTGCGTTATGCTCACAATGATAAGACTGAAAAGATGAAGTCACTGGTTGTCAAACTTAACTTAATGAACGAGAAAGCCACTGTTCTAACTAGAGATGGTGAAAGACTATCGAATGTGTACAGTCGAATCTTCAATGAGTCATTTGATCTGGGCGGGAGGTTTTATCGTGCTGATATTCTTCAGTTGCACTCCAAAGATGGTGATCAGCGTTTGGATATTACTATTGATGGTAAGCCCGTTGTAGAGGTAGACTTTCAGAACTTGCATTTCCGTATTGCTGCTGTGGTATGTGGTGTGCCTATGGAAGAAGTCCCTCTAGATATGTACGCAGACATCCTTGAAGATGTCACAAACAAGGTGGATCGTCGTACTGTGAAACTCGCAGTAAACATCATGTTCAATTGTGACCGGAGTGATACGGCTAAACGAGCTATACAGAGTGAGATTAATACACTATCAGAAGAAGATAAGACCATCTACACACTAGGCAATGCACGATCCGTTATGGCCTTGATCCTACAGAGTTACCCTGACTTTGAAGGGTTGTTTTTTGCTATGGAACCCTTTGGTAGAGTCCTCCAAAATCTAGACAGTCACCTAGCAGCAGACATCCTTGAAGTCTTTGTGTTGAAGGAAATCCCTATCCTTTGTGTGCATGATAGCTTTGTTGTAGCAAAAGAACACCTTGAACTTCTTGTCTTGACTATGGCAGATAAGTTTAGAGAGAGGTTCAAGATTGATTGCCCTGTGCCTATGTCAATCAAATGGAGGGATTCAGACAAGAGTGTGTTTGAGAAGAAGATCGTTCTGTAACTGTTGTGAAATCGCTACAAGCATAAATATTAACAAAAGAGTGAAATAAGTGTTGACATGCTAGAAAAATCAACTACACTACCTACATCAACTTAACCAACTGGAGAACAAACATGACAATTGATGAATTGATATCTGATCTAAACGCACTGAAAGAAACCCTCGGTGGTGATGTTGAAGTCACTGTGTGGCAGTATACAGGAGGAAATGAAGACTTGTACGATGTACACCCCATATTCGATCTGATGTTGCAACGTGTTGTGCTAGAAACAACTCGTAATGATGCAGGTATCAGTCGGTAACTTTAACGCAAACAACTTTAGGAGAAATCAAATGCAAGAAATCATCATCTATCGTAATCCAGTAGAAGCAGTAATGTGGAACGCAATCATGGATGGTTCATTCTTCCCTGTGATCGCAGGTGTTGTAGTGTTCTTTTGTGTGTTCCTTGCTGCTAACCAACTTCTCAATAAAGGGCGTTCTTACGGTAAGAATGTTCCACGGAACACAAACATTGCTTTGGTGATTGGTGTTGTTGCAGGGATTGCAGCAGTTTTATTTTTGGCTTAAGGAGAAATCAAATGAACAAACGAATTGAAGCGTTGATTACACAGTGTACCGAGACAAAATTCACTGAGGATCGTGCAGAGTTTCGCCGATTCAACAAGGAGAGGTTCGCAGAACTGATCATCAAAGAGTGTGCACACAGGGCACGGTTGAACTCAACTGAAGACAATGTTTCACATGAGAAAATTAAACAACACTTTGGAATTAAGGAGTAAACCATGAAGATGAAACTGTACTATGTCGTGAGAAGCTGTGGGCGAGACAATGTTGAGTACATTGCAGGACCGTTCTCTTACGATGGTGTAAACGAATACCTATCACGTACTTTTGAGGGCTACCTACTTGTTGAACAAGAAATCGAAGTAAGCTAAACATGTACCACCTCGTAAAACACCGCTGCTTTTACTACGTCTACTTCGCTGATGTAAAAATCCACGAAGGGTCGTATCTAGTGCAAGCTGAAAGAGAAGTCCAAAGACTGATTGCTTTGTGCTACGATGCAGACATCTAAACTTTGAAAGGAAATTAACATGCTTAGCTCATTCATGGATCAATTTATGTACCCCATGCAATACAAAATTCAAGACGCCCTGGACGAATTAGAAGACACTTTTACAAAAGATGATTCTGGGTTTATTTATGTAGATGGAGAAGAGGGTGACTGGGGTGACATTCTCTGCTACCAAGGCAAAGAACTTGTGTATACTCACAAGATTTATAGCGGTGACTCAGAAGAAATTATCTTAACAGAATTTGGTAAGAGCCTTGTAAAGCTGATTATTCTTGATACAATCACTAAACACCTGTTTGACTGAAAGGAACCTATCATGACTATCACTTTTTACGCCTTCTCTTGTCTCTTTGTTGCATTTCTTTTTATTAAGTGGCATGTAAACACTGGTATTAATGTCTTCTGTAAGATGTACTTGTTGCTTTTGACGGTGTACTTCGGGTACAATGTCTTTACGCATTCAATCTTTCAATCTTTTCTTAACTAAGGAGAAACCTCATGACTATCGCAACTAACCGTGGATTTAAAATTGGTGAACTGTATCGTGTTATTGACACATACTCAGAATACTACAAAATTGATGGGATTATGAAATTCGTTCGTGATGACGGAAGTACCTGTCCTTGGTTTGAACACATCTCTGGTCCAGAGGGTACTTTACTCTCTGGAGATGGTGGAATTGCTGTTGAACTAGAGCACTTAGTACCAGTAGAATCTACATCACAGTCCTCAGAGAAGGCAAGTAATGCAACTTCACTTATAATTAAACCCCTCCTTCTCCTGTACATCCAGCAACAATACCCCAATGATAAGGTGTTGAATGCTCTTGTGGAATCACTTTAAGAAAGGCTAAGTCATGAAAGTAACCAAAACCCAAGGTCAACCAGCATTCCAACCTATTGAACTCAAGATTACAATAGAGAGCGCAGAGGAACACCATGTCTTGCAGAGAGTTTTCTGGCATGAAATTACAGTTTCCAGAGTGTTGATTGATGTGGGTGTAATTACAAAAGATGAAGGCATGATTCTGCGTAAGATGCTGGCGCTACTTCAGAAGGGCTTCTAAAACACACCAGAAAGCCATGTAAGCCCATAATGACATAGAGTTAAGGGGCATATAGCCTGAAGGTGTTACAGAGGCTTATAGAGGGTTTAAATCAAAGTGGAAGAAAGGAAAAGAAAATGCAAGACACCCCCACACCGACAGGCTTTCCCTTCAAGATCGGGGATAAAGTCCAGAGTAAACTCAACCCTGATGAACAAGGAGTGATCAAAGGCATCTCTTATTTGACAAATTCTGTAAGAGTTTATGCAGTTGTACCTTTTGGTGAGGCTGTTACGTGCTATGATGTAGATGAACTTAACTTAAAGGAGAAATCATGAGTACGTTACAACAAACACAATATGGTTTTAACTGGAACTGTGCCAAGATTGAGCGTCTAGCCTCTGATGATAAAAAAGGTTGGTGCTATCTTGGTGTGACAACACCCAAAGACTGTATTGAAATCTACATCACGAAGACAGGTAAGATTCGGGTGTATAATGCAAAGGATTCAATTAACAAAAAGGAGATGAAATGACTAAGGATGAATTAATTGACAAAGTCCATGATTTGTATGACAACCTCCTTAATAGGGAGTATGAGGATTGGTACAATAGTAACACTCTTTCATCTTGGGAAGAGTCGAGGCATCACATGTACTGGGATAAACTCCATGTTGAGAGACAAGAACTGATTAGCCAGATTGAAAGTTCATTTAATGAGAAGGAGATGAAATGAAAAAGACCGTAATCGTAACCATCACAAAGAGCCTTGAAGTTGAGATTCCTGATGAGATGTTGACAGATGAATATCTTGAGGAATTTAGTTTTGATATGTTCCATGTTCACCAACAAGAAGAACTCTTTGAGTACGCTGCACAGTACATTGCACGATTCGATAGAAGTTTTGTTGAAGGACTTGGAAATTTAAAGTACACTGAAAACTACGAAGATGTTGAATCGGAGGTGTTGTGATGAAATTAGGTGAAATATACTGGGATCAACTATCAATCTGGGAGTTTTCTCCTGATGATTGTATTGAAGGTTATAGAAAAGTTAAAGACTCTATTTACCATTATGTTCTTAAAGAGGTTGTAGAAATTACAGCAAATAATTCTTGGAAAGTAGTGTGTACTACTGACAAAACTAAAGTACCTTGCCACCCCTTAATGGATGAAGTCTATTTAAATATTAATAACAACCGGACTAGGATTATTTGAGTATATGAAGAAATTTCAAACTAAAACCATCCGCCTTGCGGCATTCGCAAAGCAAAGCTTTACTCATCGTATCTCTTTCCAAGAGAAGAATCCTTCTGGCTTCGTAGAGCGATCATTTGATGCCCATAGCGTGCATCTGGAGTTTCATCTTCAGCAATTGCAAGTCGGCCTCAACGAGGTTGACGCCTCTAAAAAGAGTCCTGATCAAATCAGGGGTGTTTCGTACCGTAATATTTAAGGAGTAAATCATGACAATCGTAACTATTAAACAAAATGCAGTAACTGAAAAGCCAGTGGTACATAAAATTGGTAATTGGTATAAAACTAAAGATAATGAATATGTACTACTAGCTAATGTCCAAGCAAGGGCAGTATTGGTCTATCCAGACGGTGATTTTCATGATAGACCAATAGATTACCAGAGCAGAAGTGCTATTACTCAAAGAGAATTTGATAAATGTTGTGGTCAAATGGTTGGTGAGTTCCACTTGGTTTCCAAAATCACAATCTCGGAGGAGTAAGTTATGCAATTAAAACCAAAGGTTATTAAATTATGCAAGTAAAAATCAAACAAGAAACTGTAGTATTCAAGCCAGTAACGCTTGAGATTACTTTTCATAATCTAGAAGACGCGAGGATGATTGAAACAATGCTTGGGTATAATGTATCTGTTCCAAATGTAGTGTATCAAACCCAAGATAAACAAAACAGACTGGGGGTGTTGATGCGACAAATTCGTGAACCCCTCACTGAACAACTGGCAAAGGAGTAAACATGCAAGTAAAACAAATCAAAACTCAACCATCCTTCAAGCCAATATCATTTGAACTTACTTTTGATACAGCAGAAGAACTTACTGTAATCCGCGATATGCTGAGGTTGGATGCAAGTATTTCTGAGATTGTATATCCAGGAGATAAACATACACAGCGTGTGTTAAGCGCAACAATGAAGAGTATTTTTGATGTTATTTCTGATGTAGAATAAGGGGGGAACCTTGCTAAAAGAACATAAAAAGAGTCATAACGTTGTCCCAACGCCACAGAATGAAGGACAGGACTTCTTTTATTACGTCAATAAAGACGATGAAGATGAAGCCTTTGAATCTTTGGGGTATAATCCAAGGTGCAAGGGTAGTGCACAAGAGGATGATTTTCGGATTAATAAGTTTTGGTAAATAAGGAGAAATAAATGGCGCACTATGATTGTTATAAATGTGGAAAAAGCTACTACGATTGCAAATGTGTTGATGCCCCTAAAGCATTCCCAAAAGACAATAAGTTTATTCAAGACGAAGTAGGTGTACTTCACAGTACATCCAATAGCACCTTAGATGGTACACGAGTAAAGATTGTTGGCATGGTCGGTGATTACAGCCCATCTTACCGAGTCTATGCTATTGAACGTTGTGATGGGGCTTTGTGGTGGACAGGCTACAAGGTACACGGTTTTACATCTCGTTGTATTGCAAAGGAGTAAACATGTTTAACGATGAAATCTATATCAACCCAGACGATATCGCAGGATACATCATTCGACGTAGCTGTACTTCACGATTGCTTTTTGATGTATTTGGGGTGGACCCTAAAGGTGAACTTCTCTTCTGTGCAGCAAGTGATTTAAGTGCAGAGAAGGCTATGGCTTTTGTACAGAGTTTGAATGAAGAGTTCTATCCGTATGTGCTCACGCCAACAGAGGCTGCGTTTGTTGAGGTTGGAGGAGTGGAGAAGGTTTATAACATTACTACGAGAGGTTGAATATGAAAACATTTATTTGGAAATTGGAGTACATGTGGGTCATGAAGTTCTACACAGGTATGACTTTTGATCTTGCTTGGGATTGTGCAGAATCTTGGGTAGAGTCTTATGGTATTGAAGACTACAACCCTCGTGAAGCTGTTTACGAAGAGGTTAGTACTTGGCAAGATTGATATGAAACCTAACAACACACTCTCTGGCTTTGTTCGTACTATAAACCTTCTTGGTCATGCGAAGAAAGAATCACCATACAAAGAAAAGAGCAAAGATAAAGAAAAACGTAAGGATTATTCAAAAGATCGTCAACGTAAAAGAGGATGGGAATGAAAACATTTGGTATTGTTGCAACACTGCTTGTTTGTGTCTGTTCCCTGTTTGCTGTTGTCTTTGGTATTGATTCAATAGAATTGCTTGTTTCATTGGTGTGCTCTGGTTTCTACCTCTCTATATACCCGTACATCTTATGACTAAACCCCTACCTATAAAACGTGGTGACACGGTTGAAGTTCTCACAGGTTGTCGTTTTAGTTCTTTAGTGCAATCGAAGGGAATTGTCATAGACTCTTTGAGTTTTATGTCTTGTGTAGTAGAATTTCCTACAGAGAAACGTAGCCAAGACTTCGATACAATGGAAGTACTTCAAAGTAAGTTCTGGTGTATTCATTGGAAATATCTGAAAGTCATTGAGAGTGCTTATGATGATGCTATCGGAGAACTTGAGAGCAAGATACAAGACCTAGAGGATAACTTGATGTTCTCTCAAAGCTGTCTAGCAATGAGTGAAGAACTTAGGGATCAGCAAGTGGATTTGATTGAAAAACTTGTACAGGAACTTGACGTGTGCAAAGCAAAGATGTACAGTCTAGGCGGTGGAATTAACTAACGAAAGGAAATTTAAATGAAAGTTTTAGCAAAGTTCTTTTGGGATTGTGGGCGTTCTGGAGATCTCGATGGTCTTTTCATTGCAGACAAAGAGGCTATTAATCTTGTAGTTGGTAAGAATGTTTACTTTGGGGAAGTTCTAGGTAAGCACTCTGAGGTCTACGGTAAGATTGGCCCAACAGATATTGATATTATCTCTGAGGATCAATCTGTTATCCAAGTACTTTTAGATGCATTTAATGGAGATAGTTCTATTAGCGGATTTAACCCATTTGATTACATTTCAGAATCTGAACAAGAGGATGAGTAAACTATGTGGGCAACACCTGCACTACGTGTGCATAACGGAATTAGACTTTACGGATATGTTTACCCAGAGTACCCAGAACTAATCTTCTGGACAATGCAAGAACCAAAGAAAGGACAATCATGTTGAAGAAAATTTGGGCACTATTGACTGGTGGTAAAGTTGTATTTGTTATGTGCTACCAAGGGTCAATTCAAGAACTCATTGCCTATCCTACAGGTTTTGGTAAGATGAAGGCAAAACACATGCTCTTCATTGCACCTGCAGTTTTAGAGTCTGATGGCACGATATCTTACCCCTGCTATTTGACGAAATGGAGTTACAAATGATTAACAAAGACACCAAGAAACTTAATGCAGGGATTGCTATTCTAGCTCTAGGCTATCTAGATACAGATTGTCAACTAGATGAGGGACAATTCTTACAGGTTAGTTCTTTGTGTGAACGTCTTGGTAATACATCCCTATATGGCGATGGTCAAGAAAATAATCCAATGGCTTTCCAACACGCAATTAATATGATTGAAGAATACCTAGAGGAAGAAGGGGTTTGATCATGAAAGTTTTTATTTGGAAGATTAAATATATGTGGACTATGAAGTTCTATGTTGATACTTCTTTTAGTTTTGCTTGGGATTGTGCAGAAGCTTGGGTTGAAGCATATGGAATCGAAGACTCAACACCATATGAAGCAGTTTGCAATGAAGTTAGTCATTGGACAGACTAGAAATGCCAGATTATGACTAAACACTTTGTAATTTCTGACGAAGAAATTGAACAAGCCTTCAAAGGTACTAACTTCGGTCACACGAATTACAGAGATTTGCTTTCTGCAAGTGTACTAAAGAAGGCTGCAGGTTACCATTGCGGTTGGACTATTACTACAATCATGAAGGAGCTTAAATTGATTGGTAAGAATGAAACAATTACTAAGCGTGGCAAATTGTTGTTGCGTGAATCTTATGGTGAATTGATGAGGAATTCAGGATGATCCCAGAGCATCAAGACCAACTAACCAACGCTAAACTAGCCCTCTACCTCTTGATGTATAGCATCATCAAGATCAACCCTGCTTACTTCAGTACAGAAGTGTATAAAACTATAGGTCTGCAAGAAAAAGAGTTAATTAAGCAAGTACAAGACCTTGATGAAGGTGTTACAATTAATGCAAGACGGCTAGGCTTTTAGCCGTCGCCTTTGATTTATTGGTTAGTTTATTTGAAAAAGAAAGGATGCATTGAGATGACTATAAACAGTAAAGACATTACAGAACTTGTTGATGAGCATTGCTCAAGCATTTCCTTCACAGAACTTGACAGCCTTCTCAATAAGTTAGATCATGAATACTTGGATGTACTTCGTGCTATGCTTGAAGAGGTTTATGAATCTGGAAAAGAACAAGGTACAGATGATCGTTACGAAGAGGGCTATTCAGATGGGTATAGTGAAGGTCTGAGTGAAGGTGCGTAACTTCAAAAATTCTTATTGGAATTTCTATTTATAATCCTAATTTAGTTCTTGGTGACTTGTGGTATAAAAACGTCAATGAAGAAAATATACAAACACTCCATACAAAAGATGTTAAGATTGCACCATCGTATTGATTTTTAAAGGAGATTTAAATGCAAGTTCTATTAAACTTTTTAATGAGTTTACTTATTTTAGGGGCAACTGTTGGTCTATCTGTTCCTACTATTATTGGTGCAGCAGTAGGAGCAATTATTGTTGGAGCTATTGTTGATCTTTTGTTTGATTAAAGGGGATTTAGCATGTAAGGTTTACTGTTTCACGAGGTTGTTGTTTTAGATACATACGAGAATACGTATAGGCGTGGTGTGGTGTTGGAAGATGGTCCGACATTCTTGACTATTCAAGTTCAACCTACGCTCATGCAACCTACTTTGCGTATGTACACGTATCCTGTACGAGATGTTGATGCTGGTGAGTTTATTGTTTATGTAAAGGAGAGTTAATCATGTCATTCAAAGCTGGAGATAAAGTCAAGTGTATTGATAATACAAATGTAGAGGAGTACTTAGCTATCGGAGATGCTTATACTGTAGACTCTTTGCAGGTGGATTATTTTTTAATCCTTAACGGATATGGCACAACAGGATGGTATCCTCATCGTTTTGAACTTATTGAAAAGGAGAAAGTCATGGAAAAGCAATTTACCCCCAAACCAGGGGATAAGGTCATCTGCATGAATGGTGAAGAGTACACTTGTTGTACACTTGATCATTTGAAAGATACAATCTCTAGGGGTATTAGCAGTACTAAACCAATCTTTGGAGTATTAGGTAATAATTGGCAAGATTGGTATAGTAATGGTTTTGTAGATGGTTCTGAGTCTTGTAGTTACGACATTAAAGAGGTAATATCACATACAGAAGTAAAGGATCAACAAGAGACTGTATACACACCAGAAGACATCCGAAAAGCAATCATTACTGATCTTGGTTGGGATGAGTATTCTGTTACTTTGCTTCTTCAATCTCTGAAGAAAGTAACAAATCCTGAGTACGATGAGTACCTTCGATTGAAGGCTATATTTGAAAGTACACAGTACGGCTGTGAACGTGATGAGCAAGAAGAGGAGTAAATATGAAAGATATTCAAAACAAAATCAAAGCTTACACAGAGCTACAAAAAGTGCTCCAAAAGTACTCTGATGAATTTAAAGGGGACTTTGATGTTAGTAAGATAAAAAGTACCCTACAACGCCTTGAGATATCAGAGAGATTTGGTATTCCTTTATCTTATGGATTTGGGGATGTAAGTTACTCCGTTGAAGGTGTTTATGACAATTGGACGAGGGTTAACTTTATGGACGGAGTAGAGCGATATATCTCATGGCCGGACAATGCCAAACAACCTAATGATGAATGGTTGTATTGCATTTGTTTCCCAACTGGGCCTTATATCTTTGGGAATTATATGAACAATGTATACCCTAAAAAGACCTTTGATGCTTTCTTTGCTGAACTTAAAGCCTTTGAGCCTAAGTATTGCGATTCTGCAAATAATTGCTTGTACTTCACAGAAGATAACTCCAAGGCAGTTCATGAAGCATTCTGGGGAATCTTTAATAAACACAAAGGTATGGTTGCTGATGAGATGAAAGAGCAACGTAAAAAAGAACTCCAAAAAGAGTTAGATATCTTAAGTAAGTAAAACACTATGAAAACTAAAAGATTACTCCGCTGTCCGTTTTGTGGTGCAAAACCTGAACTTGAAGATCATAGAACGATTTGGGTTGTTCAATGCAGTTGCGGAGTCTGTATGTTAGGTGAACGTGCACCGGAACCAGAGGAAGATCAACCCTCTACGTATTGGGATCATTTTGAACAGACAGCAATTGATGCATGGAATCAACGTACATCCAGGGTTGAGACATGAAGTACGAACCAAAGTTTGTGCTATCATATCCTTCCCAACGGCACGGAGCACCTTCATGCTTTCCTATAGGTTACGACACAAGGAATTTGATGGATATATCTTGTATAATGGATGAGTGGGCTAAGTACATCAATACTCAAACAGGTGAGAAAATTGATTGCAAAATATTTGCTGATCAAATGTCAATCTTAGATAGGGAGTGGTAGAGATATGACCAGACAAGAACTAATCGAATTAGCAGAGTCCATTGGGATTCTCTACCCATCTGATCAACCGTCTATTGGGTACTCTAGTCCTGCTGGAATGAGGTTGATTTCTAAGTTAGAGAAATTTGCTCAGGAGTGCTATGATAAGGGGCATCGTCAAGGGCTGATGGATGCTACTGAACAACCGTACGTTTGGGATTAAAAAGTCAAAAGATTTTGAAACAATTCCTAAAAGTATTTCGGATTTTGAAAGGGGATTATATGCTAGACACACATGAAGTTCGTGATTTAATCTTGGGTAAACTCAAATACAGAAAATGCCCTTGTTGTGACAATCAAGGGCTGGAGTATTGGGATGGTAGTACAGGAATGGGGGTTAATCCAAGCCCAGCGGGGATTGATCCTGAGAATTTATCATGGGGTTTTTGTGAGAACTGCAGTGGCTTAGGGTTTATTCTTTATTATTGAAGTGAGTATCTTTGCTAAGAACGTTAACGAGTAGGAGTAATTATGATTTTTAAAGATGATGATCTAAATATATACGGCCAGACTGACGAAGACTACCCCAAAGGAAACAAAAAGCACTCTTACCATACAGAGACAAAGCATTATTACTTCTCTTACTTGGACTCACAAGGGTATCAGCAAGAGTTGACTACGTATGTTGAGTGCAATTATAGAGTCACTCATGGTACATTCAGTCCAACGGAGGATTCTGATTGGGATTATTTAGGGTACACTGATCTTGTATCGTGGGATGTACTGTCAGTAGAAAACAACGAAGGAGATGAGGTTGATCCTGAAAAGGTGTTGAATGAAGGGCAGTTTTTGGAGTATAGTGAAGGCTTGAATGTTTTTATAGGAGGTTAATCATGGCAAATTGGCAGCGTAAAGTAGATTTCAGCTCTTACACAGAGCAATATGACAAAGGTGAACTCTCAGTTCAAGAGTTTGCAAAAATCGTAGTGGAAAAGCTAAAAAGTCTTAAGGAATTCAAGCAAGAGCACATCGATGAGCAACTTGAAGAAATTATCTACAGCTTTGAAGACCTCGCAAATGATGAGTTCAATGATTACGCAGAGGAAGATTTGAACTGCTTGATTGAAGGTTTGTATGACTGGGGAGATATCTCTTTGGATGGTAAGTTTGGTGGTAAGAAAGTCTGCTGGATTCAAATGCGGTAAAGGAGTAAATGATGCACACATTCAAATTCAATCATAATGACTATGTTACAGTAACCTTGACTAAAGAGGGTGCTGAGTTTCTTAATCAAAGGCGTAAAAAGTTCTACGAGCAGTATCCTCATTTTAAAAATCCTCATAATGATCTGCAAGAAGATCAAATTTATAGAGTGCAGTTCTGGGAGTTGATCAACGATTTCGATGAGATGTTACACATTGGAATGATGTCTCCGTTTAAACTGGGAGAGATTACAGTTGAAAGTAGTTTAGAGGGTTTGTCTGACTTGTTTGAGAAGAAGGTGAAAGCATACTTGGACAAATGAAATAATCTTAAAGGAAAAGCTATGAATATTCAGGAATTACAATCAGAACGTGATGCTTTGCAGAATCGTTTGCGGAGTATTATTCAAAAAGAGTTGGATCAATTTCAGAATAAAACTGGAGTTTGTGTTAATTCAGTGAGTACTTATCTTGTAAGCTTTCAGGTAATTAGCGGAACAAAAGCTACATATATTGTTAATAAAGTACAAGTAGATTTGGACATTTGAAAAATCGTACAGACATTTCGGAAATATTGCTGGAAAATCTCGGAAACATTCTTGGTTTTACCCAGGATTTGATAAGCACTAGATTTCTGCTTGATAGCACCGGGAACAAAGCATATCAGTAATAATAATTATTAATGAAAGGTATTTAATATGAAACCAATTGAAGTAAATATAATGCAAATTATGCATGAGAAATCATCACAAGAGGGAGAATTAATTATGATAAAAGAAATTACACCAGAAGTAATTGAAAGGGCTATTGACTGGCTTGATACTCAAACATTTTGCTGCCATGCATTAGCATCTGCAATTGATGATTGCAGCTATATGAAAACTTCAGGAGTGGCTGATTATGCTGCAGGTCAGTTTATAGAACCACTACTAGAGAGAGATAATATCTCCAATGATGGTTTTTGGACATATGTAGATAGTAATGTGCCTTACCGTTATAGTCGAGAAGACTGGCTTCGTAAGATTGCTCAAGAACTCCGTGAAGGTAAGATTTGAAAATTCTCATAGATTAAATTGAAAAACAAAACCTCACACCGTCTGAATAATTAAGATGGTTTACAGAATAGGAATAAAACTATTTCAGTTTCAAAAACTCATATACTATAACTGGACCCAAAAACCCTCTTGGGGTGTTAGGAATAAAATGGTATAGGGGCAGTTTTTCTCGATTTTGTTGCTTTTTCACCACAACTGTCGTTTTTCTGCAACATTACTAGGGTTTACCCTTAGTTTGCATTTTCAGACCTGTTGCAAAGCCAAATAGACGCACTAGGATGGCCCAGGATGCGCGAACAGGTATAAGGTGATATGGTTATGGCTTAGAGGGTCAATCGTTGATCCTAGAGGGTTTAAATCAATGTATTGTAAAGTTAGAACTATTTTGATGTTTAGGGGTTGACAAGGGCAAAGCTATGCTAGAATTCTCTACATCATCAACCAACAGGACAAAGCACCATGATTTACCCAGAATTTGACAAGTACACAATTGAAAATCTGCAACAACAATTGTGCATACTGAACGCCCGTATTGTTGCAGAAAAAGAACAAAAGAAAAAGATTCTCGATATTGATTTTCAACCAGCAAAGGACTACGGCGAAGAAGTCAGGATCAGTCATTTACGTACATCAGAAAACAGGCTTTTTGCTGACACGACTAAAAAGAACAAAATTCAATTCGAAATCCAATCAAGATGCGAAGAGTTAGGAATTGATCCACCGCCCTACAATCTATAAGATTAAGGGTAAACCCTAGACTATGATGCACTTTAATTGTGTTATAGTCTACTCACCATCTAACAAACTGGAGCAAACACCATGGCAACACCTGACCAAATCGACACCATTACAAAGCACTACCTTATTGCACTCCTTTGGACAATGCCGGGGGATGATGACAACGAAAACCCAGGAGACAATATTGATCTGGCAGACTTGCCAGCGGAAACAGTGAACAAAGCAAAAGCTGATGCAACATCATTTGTTGCATTGTGCGGATCATTGTTTGATCAAGCTATGGAATGCTTTGATGATGGCTACGGTCAACATCCAGACGCTGGCAGCGCTGCGGCTGCATTCGGGCATGATTTTGCGTTAACACGTAACCATCATGGTGTTGGCTTTTGGGATAGAGAATCAGAGGGTTTGCCTCAGTTTTTAGGTGATGCTCTGACTCGCGTTTGTCAAAAGCACTTTAGCGAAGCTGATTTATATATCGGTGACGATGGCAAGGTGAACTTCTAAGGGTTTACACCTACAAAATAATCCTTTTAGACGCATTGACAAGCCCTTCAAACAGTCTATAATTCGAAGCATCAACACACTGGAGTTTTATCATGAGCGAACAAACAGCGAACACTATCAAGGCCGCCAAAGGTTGGAAAACATGGGGTCGATACGCTGCAGAGCGTTTTTCTGTTCGGCATGGCCTTGATTTGAGGCTTGTTAGACTGGCTAGGCAACTTGAGGCAGCTAAGGGGGTTTAACATGATACAAACAGATATCCATTGGGAAATGACCGACACCTATGGCGGTGAGTCCAATTATTCATGGGTGAAACGTGGCAAAATTGAATGCAAGCCGGGAGAGGACTATTCTGATTTGGCTGCAGTGCGCAGGGTTAAGAGGGCTATTGGCTGGTCTGGCATTCGTTGCCGTGTTGACAATTACGGTGATACAATTGCATTGTATCCTGTTGGAGTGTGTCAGGTGTGTTTTATCAATTTTTACCCGCATGGGAGTGCATCATAATGGAAACCAAACGAACCAAAACAGCAAAGTTAGTCGTAACTGACCCAGTGCAAGGCACATTGAACATGGCAAGTGTTGAAGTTACATATCGTGGTAAGCGTCTGAATTCTTTCACGTTCAAACGTCAGCACGTTGGTGATTTGTTGCAAATGGCTAACAAGTGGGCTACCTCTCACGGCTTTGGTAAGACAAAAGCGGAATATCGTTAATTTAACCAAGGCAAAAATCATGCATACAGTAAACGAAACAGGACGTCATGAGATCAAGGAATTTTTACAAGCGAACCATAAGTATTTCATTAACCGCGAGATATCACACAATGACTCAATGATCCACGCATGGGCTTCGGATGCTGAATTTCAAATGTCAGAGGGAAACCCTCCATGTATCGAAATCCCGGCTTATCAGGCAGTCAACGGGCAGTGCACAGAATTTACAATCAGTGAAAAAGGAGTTAGTTAACATGCAAGTAAAATTCGGAGAATTTAACGCTATGGAAAACAGCAAACGCACAAATCAAAGCGCGGAAACCTCTAAGGATTCCCGTTTTCAGGGTAAACCCAGCAGGGATAGGAAACAAGCGAGAGAAAATAAAAGGGCTCAGTGATAGAACAAAGTGTAAAAGTAAGATACAATTAAGTCTTACCAAATCAATCAAAGGGCTAACATGAAGATCATTTCAAACAACCAAAAACGTGAATTAGTCTCCTTTTTTGAGCTACCTGAAAAAGTACAGTCAGATTTTGACTATGTTGGAGATGATGATCGATATAACTATCGTTTTGTCAACTATAAAAATGCATGGTATGATGTTTACGACACCCAGCGCATTTCAGTTGACAATAATCACCCTATAGGCTGGGCTATGGTAGTCCAAAAAGATGACCCATTGTCTAAGTGGGATAGCATCGTCTCGGAGAGCTATTTTTCTGGAGTTTTGTTTCGCTTTGTGGATGATTTTGATTCTGTTATTGTTGGTCGCTATTTTTCTTAATTTTCATTTAAAGGAGTGCACAAAAATGTCTATTCAATCTTATCGTTCATTCAAAGGCACAGCGCGAGAATTTATCCTTGCAGGTGTAACAGTCAATCAAAAGGAGATTAACCAACCTGGGTTATCACTTATGGCACAATACGGGGTTGCGAAGATCATCGGAGAAGTGCCACGCCCTGAAGGTAAGCGAGGACACCCTGAGAAGATTTATCAGATTGTGGGCAAATCAGGGCTTAGAGTTGAATGGAATTGCGTTGTAGAAAAACAACAAGAAGCGATGGCGGTGGCGTAAGATGTTTTATTGTAGAGCTTTACTTTTCAGTAGAGTTCTATGGTAAGATAGAATTTTCAACAGGAGTAAAAACCATGTCAATCGTTCAAACTGTCAGCCTTTATCAATTCCGTGATGCTTTCCAGCGTTACAACCGCAAAGACAATTTTACATATGATGGCTTAGAAGTTCTTTTTGACTACTTGGATAATCTCAGCGACGAAACAGGCGAACCCGTCGAGCTTGATGTTATTGCACTGTGCTGTGAATATGAAGAATCGAGTATTGAAGATATCATCAGCTCTTATGACATTGACGTGTCAGATGCTGACGGTGATGAAGACCAGATCAAGGAGATTGTCCGGGAGTATCTGGAGGAAAACACTTCAGTTTGTGGTGAAGTGCTGGATGGGTTTGTTTACGCTGCGTTTTGATTTAACTTGACTATTTGGAGCAATTACCATGGCAAATAAAATTAAACTCGAAGTGGTTCACCTTAGAACATCTTCGATGGTTAGACCTGCAAACATGTGTGGGACTTGTGGATGGAGCCTCAAGGCATGGACTATCGCACAGATTGACAAAAGAAAACGTTATGACCCAATTGGTGCATTTATTGCTGTAAATCCCAACTGGGTGCGGAATGAGGTTGAATTATCATGATAGATCAACTCAGAAAACGCCTGTTCGTTTCCTTGATTGTCTTGGGTTGTCTGAGCTATGCTATAATCCTAGCTCTTACACCTGTAGGTCTTATTGTGTGGTTTTTAACTAGGGGAAATTGAGATGAAAGTTGAATTTGATTCGTTGTGTATTGGTGCAAAGTTCATGTGTAACGGTAACAAGTGCACAAAGAAAAGCACTCGCACTGCTTGGATCAACGGTGATAACAAGGTATTGTGGTTTTACTTTGGTTTGCGTGAGAGTGTCAGGTACGGTTGGGTTTAATTTATCAATCTTTTAACTGAAAGGGCTACATCATGTTGATTTATTTTCCTACACGCTCAAAAGCTCGGGCATTTTCTAAGGGTCAGAAGAAGGTCATTGATAAGGGGCAGACTAGCCCTAAAAGATGGGGTGTAAAAGTGGCGTAATCTTAGGGTTTTTACCTAGTGGACTAGTCAAATAGTCTGCTAGAATGAGGGTCTTAATAACTGGAGTCATCAAAATGAAGTATCTAATACAAACAGCTTACAGCATCTTAGTCGCTGTAGTTTGGTCAGCTTTTGTAGTAGGAACAGTGGTTCAACTGTATCAAGTCTTTTAATTAATATATCATGCAAATCATCCTCTGGTTATTCTCGTTCTTTTTCCTTGTTGTAGCTTGTCTGTCTGGCATTGGGGCTAGCATAGGCTTGTTAAGCATGGATTATTATGCTTTGTGTGTGTTTTGTGTTGGGATGATGTTTAGCTGTGCATCATGGGCTGATTCGATTGGGGAATAGGGTTTACACCTAGAAAATAAATGCACTTTAGGCATAAATACAACAGACAGGATGCTTTATTTTGGTATAATAAAACCCTAGACACTAACAAACGAAAGCACAAAATGATAACCTCTAATGAAACAACCCTCCTGACAGCTATCAAGGGCATGGAATCTTATAACCTCTCTAAGGTTGAATATGTTCGCAATGCTACTGGCTTCGCTTCGGAGTATCAAGCTACTGTCACCCTTTTTAATAAAGGTTGGGATACTGAAGCTGCTGTTTTTAGTCTTCTTTATAAGGGCGGCAAATAATCAAAGGATGCCCCGAAAGGGGCTTTCATTACGTATAAACCAAGGATTAAAAATGGCACTCTACAATAAAGAAGGTTACAAACTGAGCGGCTGGGCTGCAGGTAATCTGATCGCTAAAAGGTTTGATGAACAGACTGAGAATGATTATCCGTGGGTTAGTGACATCCTAGGTTCTGATTGGATGCCTGAAGGTTATGTATTACATTCTCGTTCAGCTTATCGTCAATTGTGCATTGAACGTGCATGTTTAGTGTATGATCAGTCTGCGCAGTTCTGCTAAGTAAACAACATATAGTAAAAACCCGGCATAGTCCGGGTTTTCTTTTGTCATAAGGTGACTGATTAGTCGCAAATTAAACCAATAAGTATGTATATGTACTATTGGTTTATATAATGCATGGTTAGTTCATATGTGTACTGATTGGTCTAATTATGGCAAAAGGCATAAGCATTGTTATCCCCAAATAACTCCACATTTCACCATCAATCAACCCTTTTGCATGATACCCTTCAGTAATTCACCCAATGCGGCCAGCATCATGTACAGGACGATGAAAAATGTACTAGGATCGGCTTTATACGACGGTTATTATGTTAAGTCTAAAGCAAAAGAGAGCAGAAAATGACGTATCCAGTGGTTCTATATGTGGTTTCGAGTATATAGGAGTGGATAATACCAGCGGTGATATTTGCCGATTTATGGGAATAGGTTTTTGCCGTGTGACTACTCCGATCAAACACATGTGCCTACCTGTAGAGGTTTTAGCCTTGATATTTACTCAAGTAAAACAACAATACGAAAACAATGCCACAACCCTAGTAGTATTATTTAATTACAACGAAAGAAAGCCCCTCAGAAGCCTTCTAAAGCCACTAGGAGCGATTTAAATCCAAAGGTGATACCAAGTGCTGTCTAAGCGTTTTAAACGATTGTAGAGCCTTTAAATCAATGCACGATATTTTGTTTAGACACAAACAAAAAGAGCACCCGAAGGTGCCCATATGTGAATTTTAAATTTTATTTTAACCCTTGCAAAATATGCACAATCACATCAATAGTCCATCCATTGCCTAGCATCTTGTACCTCTGCGAAGGTGCAACACAAGATGTATAACCAACAGGAACAGTTTGAAGCTTCTCATATTCAGAACAAGTCAGTTTAGTGATCTTTTCATTCCTAGTTACATAATTACAATTCCAACTCGCATCGCTCCTTGCTGTAAGACAACTCGCTTTCTCAGGATCAAGACTTGCATAGCGTTTCTTCAAGCACTCTTGTCCTTTATCTGAAAGCAACCAACGAAGTCTAGCTTCGGATAGTACAGATGTTTCATCCGGTTGATCATCCAATACATCCAACAGTTTGACACCTTTATCCTCGGGTAGCACAAAAGGGATATTTGTCCAGTAGTACCTAGAACGGTTCTGAGCAGAGACAAGATTGGAATTAAATAAAATAGGTTCAACACCTATAAGATCAGAGATGGTCCTAATAGCTTTCTTATTTCCAACTACGTTCTCAAGAAGGAAGTATTTAGGATTTAGTTCTTTCTTCAGTCTCAAGTACTGATAGAATAATCCTGAAGTCCCCTCAAGACCACTACCGTCACCAAGAGTAGAAATACTCTGGCAAGGAGAACCACCAATCAACAAATCAATCTTAGGTAATGTAGACACATCAACTTGTGTAACATCCCCTAACTGAATAATATTCGGATAGTTAGCTTTACTTACCTTGATTGCATGCTTATCAATCTCAGAAGCATAATAGTTCTTTACTTTGATACCTGCACGTTCTAGTGCAATCATCCCGCACGACATGCCATCAAAGAGACTTAGTACGTTTAGACCTTCGTTATTTTCTTTCAATCTTATTTCCTTTCTTGAGTTAATCTACTCACTCTTTATCCACACACCAACTCATCAGCAATAGCCCTAACAATCCTTGATGTCTCTTCTCCTTTGAGAAGTTCAGCATAGTAAGTATTCTTCACATGAGATGCTGTAATGATTACTATACTTCCTATCCTGAGATGTGCTAAAGGACTTCTAGTAGTGAACTCCAAGTAGCACCTAATCACACCATGAAGATAGATGTCGCACAGCAAGACATCTTGTGAAGAACTCTCACGAGTAAATTTCACATTCCCACAGGATACACCAAGTATTTCTGATAAGACAGATTCCAAAGCGGCCCCAACGGGGTTGCGTCCTTCTACGCTCATTCCCATTCCTCCATAACTTCTAAGGCTTCTTGCAAAGATTGCACCTTACCATAACACCTTTGTGCTGTACCGTATTGTGTAATCTCTTCTAAGTGAAATTCACCAGTTGGTGTAAATACCACTATACCGTAAGCACCCTCACCGAGGGATTTAAAGTACACTAAAGAACACTCTGGGTACTCATTCTCTGTATCAGTATAACTCCAAGTCTTGAGTTCTAGTTTAATCGTCATATGACTTACTTTCTTAGAATTGCATATTAACATGACATTTGGAATAACCTACATCACCATAAGAGACTTGATTACGTTTACCTAACTTAGAAACAATAGCCTCATGCTCTGCACTAAGTTCAATCTCATATTTGTAATATTTCTTTCCTGTATTACAGACGATAAAACCAAACTTCTTTGCAATTTGTTCTAGCAAGGTTATTGAAATATAAGTTCCAATACCATTAAATGATGTATCAAACAACTCTACACCAAATGCAGCTCCGATTGAATCTGTATTACTGCTCCATACACCTTTGACTTTTCTAGATGTCCCATCTAACATTACAACACTTCTAACATACCCATAACTTCCAGATTCATCATCAGGAGAATGAAAGAAGAAACTGTAAACATCACCTTGAGAGCCAAGATAGTAAGTTCCTTTACCTGATGTGCTAGACTTCTCTTTATATTGGAATTCTTCATCTACAAGAGAGCGTACAGACTCATCCCCATGCAGGTAAAGATTCCACCTCTGGTTGATCCAGATAAGTCTACAACCTTTGATACGGTCAATGGTGTTCATTTCAC